GAAAAACTTGGGCAATGTTGGCGTCTGCGCCCAGCACAGACTGCACCACACCTTTACCCGTGGCGGCGCCTGACACTTGTTGGTAGTTGGGTGAGCCACCGCCACCAATCAACGTAGTAAACGTACCGGCAGCAGGTGTTGTAGTTCCAATTGCAGCTGGAACGGCAGGGTTAAAGAAAACAGACCCCGGGTAGGTAACAAAAACAGTAACCGTACCGACAAACGTTACCGCGCTTCCGCTGTTGCTGGAAGACAGCACCACACTACGGGTTAGCAGTGTGCCAGAGGCTGTGTATGTGCCAACCCCTACTTCCCAGTTGTTTGCGGTATCTGTGGCTGCATAGTACGTACTATTACCGTCGCCTACACTTGCAAAAGACTGAAACCCAGAGATTGTCGATCCTAGGGTAAAGCTAACGGTTGTGTTAGCCGTCCCTGTTTGTTGTACGCGATCAGGTAGTACCAGCGCCATAGAACCCCTTTAGGTTGTAGCCAAACGCAACAGAGCTGTTGACGTTGTGTTCGATGGCATGGTAAGTGTGAATGTACCGGCCGTGATGGTTTGCGAACCGAAGGTGTGCACCGATACGGATTTGTTGCTCTGTGTCGAGTTGTAAATCAATACCGTATCAAAGGCGGTTGTCAGCGTCACGGTTGTGTACGTGATCGAAGCCGATGGAGTCCAGTAAGCCACGCCAGCCGTTGCCGAGCTGTTTGTAGATGACGGAGGGGTTGCGTTAGTGACGGTTACGCCGCCAGCTGTATAGCCAGTACCCGATACTTCACCTGTTGACGAATAGGCTGTAGTTGCCGCGTTAATCGTGGCCGAAGTCAAATACAGAGCAGCCTTGAAGGTGTCTGCCGTAGCCGCTGCACGGATAGGTGCGACGCCGAAGTTGTGTGTGCCTGTCAACAACTCGCCCATGAACGAGGTGCACATTGATTGGGTATTGGCCATTTGGTCTTTCCTTTACGCGATAGAAGCGGCTTCAGCGCCCGCGAATACGGGCATCTTTTTCAAAGTCACATGCACAGAGCGGTGCACAAGCTCATCCAAGAGCCAGTACTCAACCCAAGTGGTCAGTTCGTTTTCGTTGTCGATAGAACCTTCACGCTTTTCAAGCAATGAATCGTCCATTTCGCCTTTTGTAGTGTTCACTAACATGTCAGATCCTTTACGCAATACGGATGATGGCGGTATTTGCACCGGCAGCAGGAAACTGAATTGTAAAGTCCGTTCCGCTCTTAACCTTGTCGCCACCAAAATCCAAAACAGCAACCGACTTATTGCCTTGTGTTGCGTTATAGATCAATGCACCGCGCGCAGTGAACGTAGCATTTGCCCATGTGACATCTGCAAAGTTAACGTATGCCGTTGGCACACCGTAATTGTTGTTTGCTGCTGTTGGCGACGTTGTAATGGTCAGCTGTTGACCGCCTGCCGTATATCCAGTTCCAACAACCTCACCATCAGTTGTGTACGCAGTTGTTGTGGCATCAATGTTTGCTGCGCCCGTGTAAAGCGCAATAAAGAATGTGTCAGGCGTGACTGGTCCAAAGTTATGCACAGCTTGCATTAACTCCGTCTTGAAAGATGTTGTTGCAGTTTGTGCAATTGTCATATTAGTTCACCGGCTGACGATACTGACCACTGCGATAGCTATCTTGTCTCTCCAAACCATCTCCCAGACGCTTAGCCAATGCCAATGCCTCTTGGTACTTGGTGTTGTAAAGAGCGGTCATATCTGCCTCACCCTTCATGTACGTGTTTGCCTCAACCAGCGTGCCGTACAGCAATACTGAATCCATGTTGTCGCCAAGCCAAGTGTTACCGGCCGTGACGATTGATTCAGGATAGAAGAAATAGTGGAGCTCAACAGAATACACAGCATCCGGCGTTGGACCAACAATAAGAGACAGCTCATTAGGCTGCACAGTGTTTGGGCCAAACAGGGCGTAATATTTTGGAATAGCGGTATCGCTTGGATTTGGGTAAGCCTGTCGAATAAAGTTGACGTCTTTATTCAACAGGTACTCATAGGAACCAGCATCATCAATTACAGCCAGCGAATACACCGACAAGAAGTCAAGCGGACACGACAAGTATTTGTTACTTGGAGTCAATGTGCCAGTGACATTCTTACGCAAAGAAGGGAACTGCACAGAGTTGTATATACGCTGTTCCGCCTGCGTGATGAACGTGTTCATGTCCACGGTGGGAAACGTGTTCTCCGTGTAGTCACTAACCGCTGTAATGAGGCTTTGGTAATCCATATTTACGCCATTGGACCTCGAGCCATCAGGCCCTTAGTAGCTGCGCCAGTACCACGGATTTTGATACCAGAAGTTTTCACACCTTCGTTACCGGCAGACTTGCTGATGTTTCCAACAGACATATCCACCGTATCAGCCTTGCTCATATTGGCCTTCTTTGCCAAATCAGTAGCAGCTTCTTTGTAACGACCAGCATAAGCAGATGCTGGCTTGTTATTTTTCTTGGTAGCCATGATTAACCTCGCTTTTGGTTTGCCACTTTAGCCATGCCGCGGCCAAGTTTCATCATTTCTTCATTGGTCTTGCCACCAGATTTACCAGACTTGCCTGCTTTGGCGGACTGAATGGAAACTGTAGGGCCGCTATCACCAAGATTCTTGCCCTCGGTTTTGCCCTTTTTAGCAACGCCATCTGCTGATTTCTTAAATCCCATTTTCAACTCCTTTTAGAACCAAAACTCTTTGGTTCGATTTCAATTCGCCACGACTTGTACTGTACCGATTATCACAGCTAAAGACAAGTTATTTGGCGTCAACGCATCGTCAAAAAGACGAGCACCACCTACAGGCGCCCATCCCCACTGGATGTTGCGACTTCCTTCCGAAACATAACCTTCTCCAAGCAGCGTTGTGTTGCCGGAGTTGTTAACTTGCAGGCCAGTTGTGCCAGATGCCGTATAGCTTGTGTCTGGACGTGGTTCACGCACCGCCTGCGGGTCGTTAACCGGCCACATACCGATCTGCAATTGTGGTTGGTCTTGTTCCCAACATTCAGGACACACCTTAATGCTAACTTGTTTTGTCTTTATGGTTAATTTTCTAAGCTCCTTTAGCTTATATCTTTGACCACAACGATCGCATTCAGCAATTGAATATTTACCAGAAGCAAAACGATTAGGCATTGCTTACCTCAAATTTGTTGTTCTTCATTCTGTTTTCAGATGCTCTTATCACCTGAAGATTGCTTGGTACATGAAGGCCGGAAACAAGCTCTCCACACATCGGAATTATGTGGTCAACTTCAAATTTACAGTCATTTTCTTTGCTGTACATTGCAGCCAACTGGTACATGCATTTTATTTTTAAACGGTCAAAATCAGTTAGCCAACATGGCGTTCTATTTTTTTTTGCGGCCCTATATGCCGCCTTATTTGCGACAATCCGACCTTTGTTTTTTAAACGAGAAGCCCTTGAGACTTGAGAGGCACGTTCTGGATTTTTTATTTTCCATCGAATGGATTTTTCAACCAGCTTTTCTGGATGTTTTTCAGCATAGACCCGGTTTTGCTCTGCAACCTTCTCTGGATTTTCTTTTCTCCATTGTTTTACACGAGCATAAGCCTCAACACGTTTGCGTTGACTGTATTCGCGTTGATACGCTTTACGGGCCTCTGCGTCTTTTTTAGGCATACATCATGTTCCGTGGGACATAACGATCGGCAGATTTGTCTCGATCTTCTGTGGATGCCAAAAGCCACTGCTCTTCATATTCCGACTTCAGCCAAGGCATGCGAGCTTCTGCACCGGGAACCTTTTGAGACAAGTAGAAGGCCAAGCCAGCAACCATGCAGTTAAGCATGCGGAATGGAATGTCTTGAATGTTCACACCGCCACCGGCATCTTGAATGCGGCGCATACGGTAATACACAAACGTGTACTGATTGCCCGGCGCGCTTGGTGTTGGATAAACGTTAATCGACGACAGGTTTGCCACGGAAATAGAAGATCCCATGGCATGAGCCGTTGCCGTTGTGTTGTTTTGCCCGCGGAAGCAGTTCAACAGCTGATTTCCAGAAACGTTTTGGTAGGCAATTGTCTCTGAGCCAATATTGATGAACCCAATCGTGCCAAGCTGGCTTGCGTCGGAAACTGTAATCGTTGTATCAGTATCATTGATCGCAGCAACAGTAACCACTGACGTTGTGTTTACCAAACCTGTTTGACGGTTGATCCAAACTTGAACCGGGCGGCCAGTTGCATTCTTGTTTGGAATTGTCATGTACGTCGGCTCTGAGATGCGAGTGACGCTCACATCACTTTGTGTAGTTCCAGAGCCTGTACGTGTAACCGTGTCCAGCAAGTCAATGGTGTCAGATGGAATGGCGTACATGGCTTGGCCAGTATTCATTACGATCTGGCCCTGCTCAATGGTCCACAAGTTGATGCCTCTGTTTGACCATTCAATAGTCAAAAGGTTGAGCGATCGACGGGCTGTACGCATCTCATATCCGGTGCGCAGCTCTTGACCGCAACGCTCGAAAGCGTCCTCAATCAGCTCGGACAAGTCCAAGTTGAATACTGTTTTACCGGATGTGTTTGCCATGATTATTTCTTTGCAGTTTTTGCTGAATCAATGAACGCCTGATCAGTTGGGGCACCTTTTGCGCCGGGTTTGCGCATTTTTGCACCGCTCTTGCGTTTGGCATTGATGTTTGCGTACAGACCCACTTTTCCGCCTTCAGCAAATTCAGTGAAGTCTGTATTGTCACGGCGTGCTTTGCGAACACCGCTTGGCATCTTAGAGGGCGCGATTGCGCCCATACCGCGACTGGCACGCATCAGATCACCTTACCGCGTGTTTTGCCTTTGGAAGCAATACCGTCAGCACGACGCGAAGCAGAAGAAACTGAACCGCCTTTTTTGTATCGTTGATCTTCGTTTGGTTCTGATAGCTTTTTAAATTCCATCTCTTCGCGAGCACCTTTTTCAGCATCGCTCATCATTCCACGATTTTGGCCAACTTGTTTGGCTGTAGGGCCACCTTGATTTCCTCGGCCTGCGCCTGCTGTATTCAGCATAGCGTTTAACTTGTTTCTCATATCACTGTCACGCGCTTTATCTTTATAAGGAGATTCTTCGTACATTTTTTTTGTGTACTCTGCTGACGTCATTTCTTTTGTAGCCATGATGATTCCTTATTTTTTCTTCGACATTCCGCCACCGCACATGGTGATCATTTTGCCTTTGGTTTTACCCTTGGACTCAATACCACCACCGCGTGCCAGCTTTGAAAGATTTGTTTTCTTACCTTCATGCGACTGTTTGTCGTGCATGCCAAAAGCCTTCTTTACGATTGCTTTATCTTGTTTGATGTCCGCTTTATCCATGGCTTTGCCACCTTTCGAAAACAGCGCTTGATCGCCGTGGTTAATTTTTGGTTGATTGATGGATTGTCGCTGAGGTTGAGATTCAGCGCCACCCTTTTTAAACTTCATGCCAACACTGGATTCGCTGAAATCTTTTGCTACCTTTGATGGAATTCCCACCTTTTTTGCAAACGATGGATTATGTGCCGCGGCATCCATCAAACGCTTTTGAGCTTCACTTTTAGATGGCATGCTTGTTCTCCATAAGTCGATCCAGTTTTTCATCCAAGCGATCAAGCCTGTCCAAGACCCGGTTGATGTCTGCGTGGACTTCAACTTTTGTGACGTACTCTTTAGCGACTTCTTCGCGAGTTCGATTGAGAAGGATTGTGACGCGTCCAAGCTCGTCTTTTGTTTCTTTATGCTCAGCATCTTTTGCCTTCACAATAAATCCAAGCAGGGCCATGATGATAGTTAGAGCAGTGCTCCAAATAGTGTTTGCATCCATTAACATTTCCACCGCGCCAAAGAGGCTGCTTTACGAGTTGGTTTACCTTTTTCGTCTTTCATGGGGCCGGGCATTCCGGACATGCGAGCACAAAAAGAATCTTTGCGTTTACCGCCTTGTGGCTGTGGAGCCTTCAAGTTACTGCCTGTTGCAGCGTTGTACTTGGCGCGACCCTTGGCAGTGAGGCCAGCACCCTTTGAAACTGGGAGCTTTTCACCGCGTCCAATTGCAAGTGATGGTGTTTTTTTAGACATTGCTCACCTCGTAATGTTCAAGCAAGGGCTTCAACACCTCTTCACCAAAATGGTTGGCAAACTCTTCCGTGCCGACATGCGGTAGATTGATGTCCGTGTCCAAATGCACAGTAAATCCTTCTTCAGATGCGCGGTTACAAAAGGTGTAGTCTTCACCATAGTATTCGCCGTCTTTGAGTTGGAAGTCGAATATTGCATGTTCATCCCGCTCCAAAACATTGTTGTAACAGCGCCACTCAGGATGCTTGTCTCGCAAAGTCTCAAGCACATGGCGACGGATCAGCATAAAACCTGTACCGATACGCTGCACGCGCAACATGCCGTCAGCAAACTCGAGCTTGCCATCTTCGGTTAAGTACAGGTCTGTGAAGAATTTCTTGTCTTTTGAGCGTCGTGGATACGCCCCTGCGGTGATGTCTTTGTCACCGCTCAGTGCCAGCAAACGCATTACATCTTCAGCTTTGAAAATAACGTCTGCATCAATAAAAAGCAAATCAGTGCAGTCCGAAGCAAGGAAGTCGGCCGCTAGAACGTTGCGCGCTTTGGTGATAAGCGAGCACCCAGAAATTTGATTAAGTTGCAGCGTCACCCCAGCCTGTGCAGTATGAACTGCAAGGTTGGCCAAGGCGAACGCCGACTTAATATTCAGCTTGCCGTCGTAAGCTGGAATTGCCACCATGAGGCGGCGGCCAGATACGTCGAAAACCTTTTGATCAGCCATAAAACACTACAGCTGTTGTTGCTGCTGCGCACACGGCAGAGATATTTGTGTTGCATTTCGTTCCTTCACCGGGAAACAAAATGTGAACCGATCCAGCAGCAGCTGGCGCTGTAAATGAAAACATTGCTGTACCAGCAGTGCCGTCATTCAAAACCACAGTACCACCCGATGGGTAGCTAATGGTCACAGCCTTGATTCGTGCCGGGCCACCAAAAATAGTGGTTGTTGCACCAGCGGCAGCAGATCCCGTTTTAACGTCTGTTTGCATAGCCATAATCAATCTCCTAAAGTTTTAAGAAGAGGGCCGAAGCCCTCCGCAGGATTGATTACTGTTGGAACGCTGTAGGAGCTTGTGCACCGTCAGAGTTACGCACTGTGTAAACAATGGTGTATTGCACTGTACCGGCAGTAACGGTAGCGGCCGTAGGAGTCATTGTGGCTGTCACCAAAACGTCCGTAGAACCGATACCAGCGCCAGATGGAACTGCTGTAGTAGCAGCGCCAGCCCAGTTGGCCAAAACGCCGTTTGTGCTTGCTGCACGACCAGCTGCGGTCAAGTCTGTAGTGGTGAAATACTTGTTCACTGTTGTGCCATCGCCAATTTGGGCATTGGCCAATGTGGAACCAGTAAAGGCGACCAATGTGTCTTGGTAAATGTTGATGATCTGAGCGCCAGCAGGCAAGCAAGCGATAACGTCAGCGCGGCCAGCAGTTGTGGTGCCTGTGTAATCTTTCTTGAATGTCTGGGCAACCATAGTGTCGCCAGTGTTTTTAACCGTGCCGGGAGTGGTGCCGGTGGTGTTTTTAACAGTACCCAACAACCAAGGGCCGAGGTGAGTTGCGAATCCCATGAGGATCTCCTTACATGCGTTGTGGCATATCAATCTGCATGAGGTCAGCCGGGCCTGTTTGATACGCCGGAAAAATCCCGGGTTGCGTAAATATACACCCGTTTTAGGCAAAAGAAAAGGGGCCGAAGCCCCTTATCTTAATCGTTCTAGGATTAGTTAGAACCCGAGCTACCGAAGATGCCCAAAGGATCAGACCAACCGAACGAATAACGCTCGCGAGCCTTGTAACGGACGTTACCAGTATCGAAGTCACCGTCCATGCTGTTGGCCAAAGGCGAACGCACGAAGTGTTTCAAACCGTTAGGAACGTCAGTGGTCAAGAACCAGCCGTTGTTGTCGGTCAAGAAGTGGTTAATGGTGTAACCATCAGGGATGGCGCCATTGTTCTTGATTGCGTTGATGTCGTTGTCAGTTGTACCGACGCGGAGGTTGGTTTCCAACAAGCGGGTTGCAACGAATTGCAGGCTTGGAGGCACAACCAATTTCTTGGGCTTTGCAGCGATCAGCAAACCACGTTCGTCTGTCCAAGCAGCGATCTGAATAACGGCGGCTTCCAAAGAAGTCTCGTTCAAGTCGGCTTGAGTAGCGGGTGTGTTGCTGTTCACGCCACCGGAGATCAGTGGGTGAGCTGTAGAGAACAAAGGCACGCCGTCGCCACCGTTGTAGCCAGAAGTGAAACCGTTGTTCAGAACAGCGGCAGCTTTCACTTGCTTGGTGTAAGCCATGGCGCGAGCCAAAGACTTGGTGTAGCGAGCAGACAGGCTGTCGTACAAGTTATCTTCAACAGCTTCTTCAGTGATGGAGAAACCGAGGGCGATAGTCTCGTGCGTATAGCGAGTGGACCATGCTTCTTGAGCGTTGTCATAGCTGATGGCAGAGCCTTCATTCTTGACAGGAGCGGCAGAGAAACCAGAGAGTTTGGTTTCTTCTTCGAAACTACGCTCAGATGTCTCTGTTTCGTAGATTTCTTTGTGCTCTTCGCCGTAGCGTGCATACTCAAGACCGAACAAAGCGTTCAAGCCGGGGAGCAGTTCTTTAAGTAACTGTGCGCGTGAAATAGCCATGGTTTACTCCTTAAACACCAGTGGTGTTGTTGTACTGATGTGTGTTGATTTTCACCAACACTTCGCGGTAATAGGTAGTACCAGAGATGACTTGAGCCGACTCAGGAACCACGTCAATAACGCGCAAAGGAATGGTGGCTGTGGTACCAGCGCCTGTAACGGTTGCACCAATAGCAGAGTCACCAGTGATGGTGCTGCCAGAGTTTTGAACCAAAGCGATGTTTTGACCGACCAATGTGCTACGAGCGCCAACGGTGCTAGACACAACGGTAGTTGTACCGGCAGTGACCAATGCAACCTTGAACAAAGCTTGTTGATCATCGATCACGTAAGCAAATGCTGGGTTTGTAGAGGTAGCAGCAGCGGCTGGGTAGTATTGACCCTGCACTGGCTGGCCAGAAGAGTTGATGTAAGAACAACCGACCAACACACCGCAAGGCGTGGCAGCGTTTGTGCTTGTATCGGCAACCAAATAGCCGCCGCTGATCTTCACGGTGTCACCGTTAAAGATAGCTGTGGCGTAGCCAGAAGCGATAGGGATTTGACGAATTGCACCAGCATAAGGCTTGCCATCAATCGAATTGATTGCTTTCAGGCCGTATGGGGCAGAAACAGTGGGATAAGCCATGTTAGAACTCCAAGTTTAAGAACCAGATCCGAAAGTGACCTTCGTTTTCTTTTCAGAGAAAAGAGGCATACGTGGGTCACTATCGCGTAAAAAGTTGTTGTCCACGGACTCCATTTGAGACTTGTTCATGTTTGCGTAGTACGCAGAACGTTGATCCAAGAACTCCGACGGAATACGACAGAGCATCAACCCGCCAACCTCAATGTTGCCCTTAAAGCGACCTTCGGTAGTAGCGTGCATCATCATTTCAGGATACTCATCTGCTTTACAGGGTTCGTATCCTTCGCGCAGCTTGGAAGAAATGTTACTGGGGTCCGACGTGCCCAAGGTACTCAAACGAACCCAACGATGAGACCATCCGGGACGGTCATCAGGACTGGGAAGAGCTTCTGGTGGTCTCCATGCTTCTGGGCGTGTAAAGACGGCGCGAGAATCAGCTTCGCGGGATTTGCGTGTTTGTGTAACTTCAGACATTTTGGGCCTCAATTTTTCTCATTTCAAGTGCATAAGCTTCCGGTGTCAAACCAAATTTTTTGGCAAGTTCGACTTGTCGTGGGCTCAGCTTAATTTTGTTAGAAGCTGTGCTGCGGACGGCCGGGGCGACAACGGTACGGGGTTTGGTTCGTACTGGTTCAGCCTTCGAAACGACTTCTTCCTCTTGTGCTTCCTCAAAATTTTCGGGGAAGCGTTTGCGCATTGTCTTGTCCAATGTCGCGTAATACTCGTCAGATCCAATTTGGACACCATTGCGTTTAAGCTTTTCATGCAAGCCTAAAGCTGATGCTGTCATTTCCTCATCCTGACCAAACCAATTGTTGCGCTCTTGCCACGCTAACGCTTTGTTGTCAGGTTTTGGAACAGATTGGGTCTGCTCACGTTGAGTTTGTACCTCAAAATTCTCTTCTTGTAAAGCGGTAGGCTTAAAGTTTTTTGCCTGCATCATCCGCAAGTTTGCTTCTTGCATCTTTTGCTGGGCTTCAATTACCTTATCCGTATCGCCTTCTTCGTAAGCTTTCTTGTAGTTCTGCTTTGCCATTTCAAGTGACATTTCAGCAGAAGTCTTCAAAGACTCTACGTATTCTTTTTCACCATTCGAGTACATCGCTTTGATGCGCTTGTTCTCTTCGGCAACACGTTGGGCAAAAGCAATAGCTTCCTGTTGATCACGTAGCGCGCGCTCTTTCTCGCGTCGCTCATCGTGATACACCTTCTTCATTTGCTTGAGCTTTTCCTTGACCTTGCCGTCATATTCATCGAGCTCATCAGCATCTAGCTGCTCGACGATCTCTTTAGGCATTGGCTCTTTATTGCGATCTTCAACTGGGGTGTCATCCTCAATTTCAATCTCAATTTCAGGCGTGTTGTCTTCTTGGTCCAGCTCGTCTGGAAAACGGAATGTTGCCATTTTTGAAGGCTCCTGTTAATTAAAAAAACGGTTTGTGTGCTTGTTGGATTTTGATTGATTCCAACTTGCTGGTACAACCTGAAGGTTGTTATGTGAGCATAAGCCGCCTTTGCTTACAGGGATGATATGGTCAACGTGCCATCTTCCACCGCACAACTTATTGCGCAACCGTGTTAGATGAACAGCTTCTTTTAACACCCAAGAATCAAATTCGTTCAATGCTTTTTCGCCAGTTCTACGCATCAATTGATGACGCAACTTTGCTTGTTTTCTAACTTCAGATAACGGTTTTTCAAGCCTTCGTTTTTCTGCTTCCGCTCTTCCACCAGAATTTTTGTACGCCTCGTCCTCTTTGCGTTTTTGAGCTTTTCCTTTTTCAGACGCGTAATAACGCTGTTTTGCAGCTTTTGCAGCATCCGGGTTATTTGCTCTCCACCGTTTAGATTTTTCGGCGTTGCGAGCTTTACGCTCTTTGTCAGTCATGACGCCCTTGTTATGCCTCTGGGGTCTTGGACCGTTGCTTCAACCGAATCATCATTGAGGATGCGGAATTCACGGCCGTGGATCTTCATACGGGTGCCTGAGTTTGGACGGACGATGATGAAATCACCTTCCTTGCAAGACGGACCGCTTGGGAAGCGAGACTTGTCTGCGTAAGCGTCTGGGCCAAGTTTGACCACAAACAACACTGGCGTCAGCACTTCTTCATAGTGCATCGTTTGGCTTGATTTAATCAACGTGCTTTCAGCATACTCTTCCATCGCTTCTGGCACGACGCAAAGAATGTGAAACGTTTTTGGATCAGGCAGCTGCTTTGCCTTTTGGTCAGTATCCTTGTTGAGAATACCCGACAGGTCAACCGCTTGGAGGTTGAATTGGTTAGTCATCTGAGCTTTCCATGTTTTGCATGAGGTCTAATATGTATCCCTTAGCGACCAGCAGACCTTTAATCTCGCCGCAAGTTCCTTTGTACTCTTCGAAGTTTGAGGCCCGGCCTAAGCTGAGCCCTTCTCGGAGATACGAAGCCTTTTCATCTAGTTGTTTGACCAGAAGTTCTAAAGCTGTCATTCTTCACCTTTTGTCGGTTTTTGACTTGCTTGATGTTTCAATGTTGACAGATGCTTGACTGCATCAATGCCAACTCGCATATCTTCCATTTGATGCTTTGCAGCAAGATTTGCCTCATCATTCTTAGCCTTGGCATTAATCTGCGCGCCAGCAATACGCTCTTGGGCAGCAATACGCTCTTGCTCGACGGCCAACTGATTGGCTTTTGAGTTTGCATCCATCTGAAGTTTTTGCTTCTTGATTTCAACTTCCTGAGCTTTCAGTTGCAACTCTTGTTGTTGCAGCTGGATCATTGGGTCTTGAGCTTGCTGTTGAGCTTGCTGTTGAGCGACCTGAGCTTGGTTTTGTTGGAGCAACTGTTGAGCAGCCTGAGCCAACAATGGAGCCAAACGAGCTTCAACTTCTGGAGACATGTTTGTGTCTTCGCCAGACTCGTCTTGCTGTGGCGGCAATTGCATGCCCAACTGCTTTTCAATCTGCTTGCGATACTCAAATCCCAAGTGTTCATTGATGTGGGCCATGGCTGCCGCGGAGATCGACTGAGCGTTTGGATTACCTTGCAACAACTGGTTGATGTGAGGATCTTGCATGGCCGACATGTGCACAGTGATGTGCGCTTGGTGGTCTTGGTACAAGAATGCCTTTACCGGCTTACCCATCAAGATGCTTTGGTTCTCGCTCACCGGGTCCATTGGCTTTTGATCTTCGTCCATTGGAATCAGCTTGTTCGCATTTTTAATGCCAAGCACATCCAACATTTGACGGTGCAACAAAGGCATGTTGTACATCTGCGGAGCTGACTGAGCCAACTGCAACACAGCTTGGTACTGAACAATCTTCTGCGCCATGGTGGCAGCATTTGGATCGCTGACAGGAATCACGTCCACATTCTTGTAGTCGGATTTCTTGGCGCGTCGGCTGCCTTCTGTTGGATCGTAGTCGTAATCTTCAGGCGTGTAGTCAGCGATGATGACCTTCAAGAGCTTGAGCTCCTGCTTCATCGAGTAATGTACGCGGGCCTGAACAGCAGACATCACCTTGAGCGTGCGCTCCAAGATGGCCAATGTTGTACCAACTGGGCTATTGGCAGACATGTCGCTGATCTGCATGTCAGCAACGTTTGCAAACCGGCGGCCGTCTTCAACAATCTGGTTCAACAGAGCCAACAGAACCTGACTTGGCTCCTTGTATGGCAAGGTCATCAAGTTGTCTTTGATGGTGCCGCTTGGAACGTCAACGTCACGGAACTCACCGGGTGCAATCGGAGTGTCATCTCCCTTGACGCGCATACCGCGGGCCTTAAAACCACCTGGCAAGTTGCTCAATGTACCGGCATCAACCAATTGACGGATCAACGAAGTGCCAGATTTAGCAAACGCACCAACCAAATGGATCAGGCCAAAGCAATAGAAGCCAAATCCGGGGATGTAGCCGTAGTGCACAAAGTGCTGGCGCTTTTGGTATGTCTCGTCGTCTGGTTCCCAGTTGCGACGGATAGCCAAAACCTTGCTGCTTGATTTGTCGATAGTGACAATGTATGGGATAGCGATGCCAGTTGGATGGCCGTCTTTATCCTTGTGCTCGTAACCTTCGATGTCTAGGTTGACGCACATCTCCAAGATCTTGAAACGGTCATCCATGGTTGCACGGAAGCCCATTTTCTCAGCGATCTTTTTCTCAACTTCATCAAGAGTTGTTTCTGGTTCGCCAAGATCAATGTCGCGCCAAAAGCCAGCCACTTGCAATCGACGAACATCGTTGTCCGTCTTGCGCATCACATGAGTAATGCGTGGAGCTGAATCCAGATCCGAGGCGCCATAAGGCACAACCAAATCTTCGGCCGGTACAAAGATGGATGTTTGACGATTCAACTGAGGATCGAAATACACTTTCTTGAAAGCGTTACCGGACAAACCCAAGCCCCAAAGCATGCGCTCGTGCTCAGGACGGTACTCTTTCATCACGTCCGTCAGTTGATAGTTCATGTCTTCTTGGACACGAACGGCAGCAGCTTTTTTCTCGGCTGTTTCTTTGCCGATGATCTGCGTCTTGACTGGACCAGATGCAGGGAATGTTGCCTGCATGGTCTCAGCTTGAAACTTAACCAGCGCCTCTGACATCAGTGGGTGATAAACACCGCAAGCGCCTTCCCATGGCTCTGACCGCTCTTCGATCTTCAGGCCAAGCAACTCCAAGCCGTCAACGTAAGTTTGAATCCAATCTTTGCGTGAAGAAACGTCTTCATCAAAGTCGCCAATCAAGTCACCGGCCAATTGAGACAGGACAGTCTCTGGTAAATACTCAGCAAGGTTTGCATCAAAATCTTCATCAGATTCTTCTTGCGGCTCAATCTCAATTTCCAATCCGTCAACGCCGATTCGCACAGCTTCCGGATCTTCAATCTCGATTTCAATTTCTGGAGTTTCGTTTAAAGCTGCCAGACCTTCCAAGCCAGCTGGAGCCGCATACAAACCTTTATCCATTGCCATATTTGTTCCTATCAGTAGTAAGTTCGCGCACGCCTAAAGCTCGCGATTTCTTCACGTTCATCGGATTCTAGTCTTAAAAATCCGCCTTGTCGAAACCTTGTTACAGCCATCACCGCGGTATCAACCAAGTCATCATGTGCAGCATTGGGAAACGCCGCCATTTGCTCAACCATTTCCTGTGCCCAACGTGTCTCCGGCGCCCAAACTTTGCCCGCTTGAAAGATCGGAGCGATCACGTTTAAGCGACTGATCTTGTCGTTTGACTGGCCAGCTTTGCCGCGCGTCGGTGTGTACGGCCGAATGAACATCCCACCCTGCTTGTTAAGCTCTTGAATCAACGACGCGCCAGATGCTTTGGCTTCGATGATGCAGTCATCAGGTTCCCATTCCTCATAATGTGACCGAGCTTTTTCTTTGAGCTCAGGAAACTCCATCCGTTTCTGAAAAGCATCCAACAAAATGATGTGCGGATCTGCCGGGTCTTCGTTCATGAAGAACACGCCCCATGTCGAGCATGCTGAATAGTCAGAACGTTCGTTTTTGGTGAAAGCCGTGTCCCATGCTTGGATGATGAACTCACACCGCGGCGGCTCGTCTTTTTTCCACGTCTGCCACCACTCCCTTTTGACGATCGCACCCTCTTCGCCCGTTGGAGATTGCTGATATTGAGCATTCCACTTAGATGGTGGCAATTCTTCACGCAGCGCCTCGAGTTCGGCCAAGCTCCAGAACTCTGGCCACAGGGGGTTGCCGCTCGGCATGATGGCAGGAAGTTCAACCACCTCCCATTCGTCCACCTTCCCACGTTCGGCCGCATCTTTTAACACCCGGCCAATCAAATCACGCTCTGACCAACGCGTTGCGATGATGATGATCGCGCCATTGGGTTGTAAACGTTGACGGGGGCCTGATGTGTACCACTCATAAGACCTGTCGTACACGCTTGGGTCATGGGCAGCCAGCGCCGCCTCACCTTCCGTGTGTGGATCGTCAATAATAACCAAATCCGCACCCCGACCAGTCATCGTACCGCCTACGCCGATCGCAAAATACTCACCATCATGGTTAGTAGACCATCGACCAGCCGCTTTCGAGTCTTGTCGCAGCGCCACATCAGGAAATGTCTTGGCATATTGCTCTGACATCACCAAGTTACGCACTTTTCGGCCAAAACCCACCGAAAGTTCGCCCGTGTTTGACGCTTGCATCACCTTTTTGCCGGGAAATTTACCCAAAAACCACGACGGAAAGAGGTACGAGCCAAATTCCGACTTGGTATGCCGCGGTGGAAGTGAAATTGCCAGCCGTTTGATCTTCCCTGACGCAATATCCTCGAACTTTTTAGCCAGTAACGCATGATGGCGGCCGTGAATAAACCCGGGCCACATGGTTTTGACGTAGGCCATGAAACTGTTCTGACACTTCTCCCTCTCCAGCGCATTTCTGTACTCTTCTACGTCAGCAAGTAACTGCTCCTGCTCACTAGGCGCCAACCCAGAAAGCAACTTGTCGAGCTCACTCAACTCCTGCGGAGCCGGTTTTTTATTTTTTGTCATGTTTGCGTTTTTTGCCTGTGCAATATGCAGCCATCAAGCCACAAAAAAGTAGAAGCAATGTCGAGCCAATTGATCCGCCGTGCATATTTACTCCAAGTTCCTAAAGTTGATGTACACCGGCCGCACCGTCCTCCCACACCCATCAATCTTCTTAAACACACCCAGCTCCACCAACCGATCAACCAACCTCATCGTATTGCCCAACCCCATCTTCCCCCTCTGGTTCGCAATATCCCTCAAGCTCGGACTAAACCCAAACTTCTTCCACCACTCATCCACAATCAAAAACACCTCTCTCTGCGCCGGGCTCATATCCATCTCCTTACACTTCTCTTCCGTCAAATCCCTACTCTTGGCCGTCATCTTGTAATTGATCTCGACCACCCTCTTCTTAATCGAACCAATTTTCTTTGGTTCTACCCCTCTATTAGTTCCCATTTTTTATATCACCCTAGGCCATTTGGTTTAGAAACATGACCGGGGGGTGTTTCAAAATCGTCATCACCATCATCGGCGCTGGAATTGTTGGAGGGGAGGGGGTCTGTTTTTTGTGGGGATCGTTCGTGTGGAATAGTATGTATGGCTACAAGGGACTCCAACTGGCCATTCGGGGTGGTGGGGGTTGCGCTCAGGCCCCGCAGCTCGTTCTCAAGGGATAGGGCGTCGCTTTCAATCACGTTCGCGTCGCTCGCATCGCTGGCCATCAAGTCGCGCAATTGTTTCATGACACGCGCTTTAGCGTCATCACTATTAGTAATGGTCGTCACTTCTTTGCGCTCAGTGAAGGCAGCAACCTCAGTCACGGTGCCTAGGACCTTAGCCGCGGCGACCACTTGGGAATGGTTAGCCTCGGGATCAATGATGACTGACACGAGGGATTCGATAACTAAAGCTCTCAAAGCAGCAGGGGTTTGGTATCTTTGAGCATCTAAAGCCGACGAATAGGCATCACGCATCGCGATCACATCGGGTTTCTTTCTCAGCTTATACGCATCGTTGGCGATTGTTGCCACCTTACCTTTGCGGTTGAAGGCTTTCTTATAGGCTGCACTTGGTGCGTCACCCTTGGCTAAGTTCATGGCGAAGTCTTTCTGTTTCGGGGTTAGCTTGGCGTTTACCTGTGGCCCGAGGATGTCAACCATCGGCACTTGGTCGAGCCCTTGTTTGATTTGGTTGCGTGTGAGTTTCATGGTCGGGATTATAGGAACACATTCAAAAAGCACAAAGCCCCGAAACAATAGAGCAAAGACAAGAGAAGGCAGGAAGTGGAAAGGTCGAGGACGTTGTATCGTCCCCTATGTGTAGAGCACACCCAGAACTGTCCGCTGCGCTAGGCTCCCGCGATTAACTCAGCCGCCGCGATGATGTGCCAGCAGGCGAACACCTCACCCGCGCACCAATCAACAGGCACGGAAACGAACAAAGGAAAGAACACAAGGCCGTGTGTCTTACCCTATAGGCAGAGCACACCCTGAACCGTTACCCGCCGCGACCGCTCACCCTCACCACGTCCAACCACTGAACAAACGATCAGTGAAAATAATTGTGGTTTGTAAGTTTCATGTAAGGATATGCGCACATACTTGCACCCATCAACAACGGAGCACCCACTATGCCGCCTTACACATATCAGGTCAACTATTCCAAGCGCATCACTAGCGGTCCGCTCAAAGGGCGCCTGTATCACGATTACTTAAGGTTCGCCAGCAAGGCTGATGCCGTGGCCTTTGCCGCACTTTGCAACTCAGGGCATGAATTTACGCCATGCGCTGGAGTTGACAGTTACACAGCCGACGATGTGACCATCACCAAACTTTAACCAGCAGGAGCCGACGACATGAACACCGCACGCACCCTCTACCGCATCACACGCGCCGCTATCCTCCGCGCATTGTCTCGCCGCTATGGTTTCCAAACCATTGGCACAGGTGAGTATCTGCCACTGCCTAGCGCCACGCATTACACACTGACACGCGAAGCCGCCCAAGAATGGGCCATGCTGTACCCGTCAGCCGTCATTGTGAGCCGTGGCGCGATTGTCGCCAGCTTCACACCATGCCACGATTAACCAACCAACCGAAAGCCAAACCATGAACACCGAAACACTATTAACACCAAGCCAAGCCGAAGCCAAAGAAGACCACGGCCACCAACAGGCCAAAGCACAAGCGGAAAGCCTTGTTGACATGGTTTGTGCGCTTACCTGCGACTATGACCGCCTGCAAGAGTTGCGAGACGAACGCGAAGAGTTAGCCGAAGCCGTGACCGAAGCCGAAGCCACACACGCCGAAGCATGCCGCAGCTATTCAAGCAGCACACGCGAACAGAACACCATGCGCGAGGCAGTCGCCGCCCTTACATTGTGGGACGAGGAAAACGCCGAAGAGCTGAAAGATTTAGAAGATCAAGCGGGCGACTGTACCGACCAAGAGGACGCACAACAACGCATACAGGAAGACCGCTCAGCGTAGAAGTGCGTAGCGGCTGGGACGTTGTAGGCGGAGACCTGAGCGCCGCAGAGTTTCGAATTGTCCTTTGCACTGGTGGCCCACACGTTGAGATTCGCGGAGAGCTTGACCAGTATCAGCAACCATGCCGCGCATGGCTGCAATACCAAGACTGGGGAACACCAATGACGCAATTTTTTGACATCGAACAATCGACCCTTCTCACATATTGCCAAGAGTTCTACTTCTGAGAATAAGACCATGACACCGCAACCATACACCGTCGAAACGACAAAAGCCCGCATCCACACCACGGCCAGCAGCCCCGAAGCCGCCGCCACTATCGTGCAAGCAGTGGAAAGGTGCCCGCGCTCTGCAATCCTGAGCATTACGCCGACCCGCCTTCACTTCGTGGAGATTACCCATTACGAGCAACCAGCCCGCCGCACTTTCTATCTACATGAAGAAGAGGCCGCCGCAGCTTTTGCCGAGGCCGTGGACGAGATCGAATTCTATGGAAACGTGGCACAAATCAGGCAAGGCCAACAGCAAGGCAAAGCCCGCCGCATTACCGCACGACACACCAACATTTAAGGGGCAAGACATGAACGATAACGCCGCATTAGTCCGCGCCTTTGACGCGATGAAACCGCATAACAAAGCCTCAGCCCTCCGCGCCATGGCACAAACCTATCTTGCCCGCTATGAGAAGGAAGGCAACCCCGCAGACCTGAACCACGCCAACCACCTAAACACAGAGGCCGATTTATGGCACCCGCGCGACCCGCACCAAGCAACAGAGGCCGCAGCCTTCACGCTGAGCCACACACCGAACCAGCCGCGCACAACAACGGCACAAAACGCTCTATTTTGAAAGGCCAAGCCATGAACGATAACGCCACACTATCCGCACGGATAGAAGAACTCGAAAACGCCCTCTATGTGGCCTTACCCTTTGTGGAAGACCACGAAGGAAGCCCGATCTATAAAGCTGGAGCCGTAACCGCAACCGTGGCACGAATCCGCGCAGCACTTGGAGAATAAAAAATGCGACACACAGAGCACCAATATATCGACGCGGGTTACAGGTACGAACGCGCAGAGCCACAGAAGGCCGCAGGCATAGCCGAAGGTATCCGACACATGCTTGAAGGTGAGCACATCACCGACAAACCCGAAGCCCGCCGCCTGATTGAGCAAGGCCGCGCAGAAGCCCGCAAAAACTAACAAAGGCCCGACATGAAAGTAATTTTTTACCGCGACGACCAATACACCCATTTTAAACAAGCCATCGAAATGGGAGGCGTTAAGTTCATATACATGGACGACCACTATTACAGAGGCAAAGACGTAGGCCCCGTGGCCGACTTACGTGAGATTGTGCAAGCTGCCACCGACATGATGGAAGGAGGCGCCGTTATCCGTTACGCCGTCCTAACCGATGACAACCAATTAATCGACGCATTTTAAAAAGGCCAACCATGAAAAAATTTAAAGTTACCGCAAGTTATACCGTCTACTGCGAGACTGAGGTGGAGGCCAGTAGCGAGGCCGAAGCGTGGGGTATTGCCCGAGAGCTGGATGGTGGAGGGTTTACGCCGCTTAAAGGGTGGGACGGAGACTGGCATATCTCAACCATTGAGGAGCTGAGAGAGGCCGCATAATGTGGCCCTTTCCACCCTTCCCCGCCGTACCTTGGACACCCAAACAGTGCCGCGAATACGCCAAGCAGCAGCGCGAACAACAACAGGATGCCCCACTATGAAGGCCCACATATTCGCCGTCTACCTAACCGAAGAGCCAGACGGAACCGTGATCGCCAAAGCTGAGATCGTAGGCAGGCCCAGCCGAGCCCTTGATATTGGCATTGAGATCATGGACGGGCTCAAAGCACTTGAGCGAGACGCCGCCGGACTTTTTAAAGTGCAGCGGTTCGTCGATTCAAATGATTCCTTGCATTGACTTTACAAGGGCCTGACTGAACTTAAACAGGCCCAACCTTTTTAGAGAATCGTCGGCATCTTCACCGACAACATCCGGCATGAAATACGGCCAGCCAATCTCCTTGGCCACACGCTCACCCGTACCGCTCGCATCGTTGTCTGCCACGACGAACCCACTACCTAGAGCGGCCGCGACTTTAACCATATTGCCAGCACTGAAACAAACATGGAGGGTGTATCGCCTCTTCATGTTTTTTAATGCCTTACGAATGGCTAGTGCCGTGGCATACCCTTCACACAAAACGTTTGGGCCTCGGTTATCAAATATGAATGAGGCGCCGCTAGTCCGTTGGCCAAATAGAAACTTCTTTACACCGGCCTCATCGATTAGCTGAACACCCACAAGATGGCCATCCACGCGCATAGGTATCACCATTGTCTTGATGCCCTCATGAGCCCAGACGTTGACCTGCTCGTCGTCGTATCCCTTCCCGATTAGATACTGATGGTGGCCGAACTGGCACTGTTTGAGAATCCATGCTGCCTTTCCTGCTGCCTCACGTTGCAGCGCGCGCTTCTTGTCTTCGGCGGCCTTAACGTCACGCATTAGCTTGGCCCGATCAAAATCGTTTGGTGCATCTGACTTCCAAACTTCGACCTCCAAGTTGGTGGCCCAGTTTTGGATAAATCCGTATGTGCCCATGTATTTCACGGCCCCGTTACGTTTTGATGGATGGTCAACAGTCGGGTACCGGCGCCAGACTCCAAGCGGCGGCAGATAGTCAATCAAAATGTCGTTGAGTTTGCAATAGGTTAAGAAGTCCATGCTTTACCTTTTTCGTTTGCAAATGAATTTTTATATTTAGCAGGTAGCAACTTCTTCGCTGCCACCACTAATTTTTTATCATGGCCTTCTGTGTTGAGCAGTTGGTCTATTAATTCATAAAGCATAGGCACAACCTTCTCAATAATTACGCTATCTACTGTCATGCTTCACCTCTTGCTTTAATTGCTTCAAATGCTGCATGCTCTCGACCACATAGATCAATTTCAAACATCAGATCAGCACACTCCTCGCGCTCTTTAGCTGCTACCAGTTTGGCAAAGGCTACCAGTAATTCCAAGCCAGTTTCAACGCGCCCAAACCCCAATGAAGGTACATTTACACTTGGTATACCAGCACGTATAGCCATATCAATAATTTCTTGTGTCATGCTTTCTTCCTTGCTCGGATTGCTTCGGCACATTCGTTACAGGCGGCAGCGTATTCAAATGTGTCTGAATCACCGTTCCATTCTGTGTCACACACCTTTGCGCACGCTTCACGCTCATCTATCTTGGCAAGTTGAACCATCCAATACAAAAATTCCATATTGTCTATGATGGTTTTTTCATGCTTAGAAAAGCTTGGTATGTGCCAATCTTCTACAGATAGTCTGGTTGCCCTCGATGCTAGATTTCTAATGTAGCGATCTGATTCTTCTTTTGTCATTTGTTTTCCCCTTTCGCTTTACCCTTAAGGTAACGGATCATCCCAGCTTTCGCCGTCCTGTCGAACTTCGCATCCGGAGTGATTGGTGTTTTATGCAGGCCCTTTGGCCACACGCTGAACTTAGATTTGTATGCGGCCAGCGCTCTACTTTCAGACCATCCACTGTTGGCAATCTTGTACTGGCACATTGACCAGAATTGTTGCTTGTCGTCCTTGGACATGGCGCCTTTAAGCTCTTCCATTTCACCGGCCACCTCTGCCACCTTGCTTCGACGTTCTCGTTCGTGGCCACAATGCAGGCATTTATCAGAACCAGACGGCCACAGATGACTACACACCGGACACTTGGCTTCCTTCTTCTCTGTCTCTGTCTTTTCTTTCTTGGCCTTCTCTTTGCCGTCGTCCAGCTCGTGCACACCGTTCTCATACACCGCGTCCCAGTCTTCACGGAAGCGCAGATAGTTACCTGAGTGATCAAGCCAGACCGCAAACGGCTTCTCTTCGGGTGCATGAGGCATGCCGCGCATCACCCTACCCATCTGCTGAATGTGACTTGATAAAGACTTTGAGAATGGCCGCGCAGATACCCCGATCATCACGTCAGGCACGTCGAATCCCTTGGTAAGAATGTCCGTTGCGATCAGGCCGTGAATCTCCGTGTCAGGCTTGCTAAAGTCGTCGATGACATCCTTCTTGAACTCGTCATCATCACGGTAGCTAATGCTGATGAAGTTGTATCCCTGTTCCGCAAACTTCTTTGACAGATCGGCGCCATGCTCAACACCTGAGCAAAACACAATGGTCTTGCGAGGCTTTCCGTATATCTCGTGCGTCTTCTTGATCCACTCTGCAACGATGTCGCCAGTGATCTGCATACCACGCGTTGATGACTCTGCTTGAGACCATTCGCCCGCTACTTTCTTGGCTCCGTCCATGTCAATTTCTTTGGCCACGAACACTTTGAGCGGAACCAAAACCTTCTGATCAACCAGATCTTTTGTCGTGATTGTGCTAACCACTGAATGATAAATGTTTGATAAACCTTTGGTGAAAGGGGTGGCCGACAAGCCAATTACCTTCACGTCTGGGTTGTTCTTGATGAACTCAACCGTCTGCGCGCGGGTCGCATGGCATTCATCGATGATCAAGATCTTGAGGTCTGGAAAAGATCCACGCTTCTCCAATGTCTGAGCGGAGCAGATCTGAATGTTCTCGTATGGCCGGTGCCTCCAATGGCCAGACTGGAGCACACCGTGTTCAATCTTGTACTTGTCAAGACGCTGGCTTGTCTGATCACAAAGGATGATGCGGTCCAACAGCATGGCCGCTTTGTTTCCCTTAATCTTGGTTGCTTCAAGCAGAGCAATTGCGCACTCTGTTTTGCCACCACCCGTTGGAAGATAAAGGATCTGCGAACGATGGCCTGCCGCAAATCCCTTTCTCAATGCTTCCAAAATCTCCGCTTGGTACGGACGTAAATTAAGTCCCATGTATCTCTCCACTGCCAGCACACAACGCCCGCTGGCTTGGGCGAACCAAAGAAAATTGGTTCTACTTCGGTTCCATCGTATTGGCGACCAAAGTTGCATATCCCCCAATGTCATGCCAATGATCATGAACATCTGGGTTGCCATTCAAAATGCGGGCAATCTTATGGGCGATCATGTCCAACGCCTCTCGTTGCATGGCACTCAGCGCTACATACCCATGAGCATTAAACATTTGGCATTTGATGCTTTGAGCAATCAACGCATGAGTTGCAAAATCACCGTGGGTTGCTTGTCGCTCACTCAAAGTTTCATGAATATTGATCATGATTTAGCCTTTAGCTTTCGTTCGTACATGGACATTTGCTTCTTCATCTGGCCATTCTCTGATTGGTACTGGTCACGGCTTTGCTTCACTGCCACCAGCTCGATCTTCAAGATGCGGATCTCTTCGCGCAGGCTTTCGATTGTGTCGGCAGCCATGGCCTTCTCTTCCTCTGTGCCTTCCATAGCAGCCACTGCCAAGCGATCATTGACACGCTCGTTCTCTGCTACCAGCTCGGCCACCATGTCGTCATGGTCGCTGTTGCTATCCACAACTGGCTCTTCTGCAACCGGCTTAGATGCTGCCTGTTCAGCTCGCTTAGGCACACGCTTTTCTGCAACTGTGCCGTCTGCCATCTTGAATTTACGAACGTCAGGTGCATCATCACCGCGCAACGATGCAACAAGCGTAGGAGATACGCGACAGTGGCGTGCGATCTCTGCATTGCTCCACTCTTGCCACTCAAAGTCGTTCAGCATGGTCATCACCGCTTTACGCTTGTCTGCGTTTTTGCGACGTAAGCCATGCAAAGAGTTAGCACCAAGCGAATACAACTGAGCATCACGATTTGTGCCGTTGATCACATCTGCCAAGATAGATCCGATGCCAGCCTTCTTGGTTGCGTGATAGCGATGGAAGCCATCACCAAGCCAGTAATTGACGCCATCAAAGTAAGCAACAACAGCAGGAAACTGATCTCCGTCTTGCATGTTGGTTGAATACTCTGCAACCATTGCCTGATCGATCTCAGCGCGCGATTGTGTATCTCCGTCGATGCGGATTACATCAATACCAAGTAACTTACGCTCCATCGTGCATCTCCCGCTGTGTCCAGCCGATCAAGAAATAGCGCCACTTCGTTTGAATGTTTGGCGTGTTGTACTTGTTGCCATCCCAGCTAACGTCCTTACCTTTGGAACGCATGAACGCTTCAAATACCTGTCGTGCTTTAAACATCGTTTCCCTCTTTCTTTTCTTTCAATTCTTCTGGTGTGTACCAAGTTCGCAACTCTTCATTCTTCTCTTTTGATGAGTTCTTTTTGAAAATGTTTTCGTAGTTGAACGCAAACTTTTCATGATCTGTCGGGCGCTGCTTGTCGCCTTTGCCTGCCTCATTAGCCATTAGCCTCTCTCCTTTTTTTGATGTGTGGAACACTTTCATGATCCGGCCATGCTTCAATTAATACAGTGCAGCATCTATCACATAGGCCGTCATGGTTATGCAACCCTTCGTGCGTATAGTTCCAGCAGCGCGGGCATTTTATGTAGTCTGGGTTGTCGCGCAAAGATCGAACCACGAATGAAGGCTGCGGGCAACTTAGCTCTTCGTATTGCTCATCTGTCATGTCTTAGTCCTTAATGCCGTGGGCGGTTTCGTCGTCCACTGCTGCGACAGCGTTCATCGGGTCGGTGTTTGTCAGCATCTCTTGAAGGCGACAAGCAAGGCGCCAGCAATGTTTTGCTCGCGGGTTCTCGGAGTCCCTGAAAGGGTTTGCTATGCCGCCTAACTCTCGTTGGTAAATCTCAAGCATCAGTAATGCCGCAACGTCTTCGGTCTGAATGACAATTTCTAGATCACTTCTTCCTTCCGTCTTATCCGTCAGCGGCTTGTGTTGTGCTGCGGGTGAGGTGGTGGCGCATTCACAGGGCAAATACGCTAAATCCCCAGATGGATAAACGCCGCCTTCTTCGACTTTGCCTGTTCCGCCACATTTTTGGCAAACGGGCTTCTGCACAGGTGCTGGCTCACCCTGCTCTTGCTTTGCAAATGCTGCTTCCAATCGTTTTACATACCCAAGGATGAATTGCTCAAGCGACTCATCCTCTCGCATTTGACGACCTTCGCCTTTTACAGCAATTCCTTCTATGTAGTTCAGGGTTTTTAAAGTGCGCACACAATCTTCAAGTGACCAAACAGGCTCACCCTGCTCTTGCTTGGCTAGTGCTTCTTCTAGGGCAATAATTGCATCGTCAATCAATTCCTCTACCGCTATTGAATCGCTTTGTGAAAATGTCAACGCCTCAAGCGCCTGCTTCATTGCTTCTTTACTCATAACAGTGCATCCTCTTCTTTGCTGCGTTGTTGCTGTGCGTACTCACGCACCTGCTTAGGTGTCCACGATTTGAGCGGGTTGTCTTGGGTTGGGAACGGCCACATGGTTAGTCCTCAGTTGTAGTCATGGAATGCACCTTCAAAGCAGTGTCGTAGCTCATGCCCTAGCAAGGTCATGCTTGTATCTTTTGCAGTGAAGATGGTGCAGGTATTACCTGTGTTGCGGGAGCAGGCGAGAACTTTGCCACGCGGCGTAAGCGCTTGCGCACCCACGGGCTGAGACATATTCAAATCATCCATGCAGAAAGCATGAACATCATCCAATACTACCCATGCAACCATCGTTCGGTTAGTGACTCGTTTGTCCTTATCCAGCGCAGTGAACCCTTGGATATCGTGCCCCGTAGCGCACCCCGCCAAGAACAACACAAGCAGGACAATGGACAGCTTCATTTCACTTCTTTCACGAAGATGCCGTCCTTGTTGAGGTAGCCCTTGCGGTCCTTGATCTCGTTGTATGCCAACTCAAGGCATTCCGTCAGGTCAATGTCGGCCGTTGCACAACCCATGATCAGCGTGACCAAAATGTCCCCATAGGCGTCTTTCATTTCGGCTAGGTTGTTGGTTCGTATGGCCTCATACAACTCACGCACTTCCTCTTTGGTCTTATGCCATTGCGCCTCTGGCGTTGAGTTCTGCACGATACCGCGCGCCTCACCCCACTGGATAACCTTCATTTCCAAATCTTTGTAAGTGCTCATTTCTTTTCCTTTGATGCAACTGGTTTTGTTAACGTGTGAAATTCTTTTGATGCCATCTTTGCTCGCTGCATGGCCGACAGATCTTCTTTGATCTCTTCCATTGTCATCTCTCGTTCCTTGGTGCGCTGCCACCCCTTCTGCACCTTCTTGGTCTTTGGGAACTCATGAAGTTGGTTGGGCGTTAGGTTGCTGGACTCGCGAGTGACCTTTGACATTCCGTAAACCGTTCCGTGCGATGGGGTTGTCTCACGCTTCTTTGTGACGTGCTTTGAAAGCGTTGCACCGGCCCCCGCTTGACGTGAGTTGGTCTTGATGTCACTCATGAACTGAGGCATGTGCGTCTTCACAAAATCAGGATGAAAGGCATTAATGTTTGTCATTCCTCACCTCGTTGACGTTCGTAATAAGTATGAAATCCTGAATCTGAATAGAAGCGGCCTTCAACTTCCACAAACTCAGATCTCCCTTGCTCAACACCGATCTCAAAAGCGTTTTCCATCGCGGTGATCGTGTTCTCGTTAACTCCCACGCTGCGCAAGAGTGTTGTCATTTCTGTTTTTGTCATTTGATTTTCCAAGTTAAGTCAATGTTCATTTTTCAGTTTCATCAAGACATACGCCCATGCCGTGTTTGTTTCGTTGTGACAAAGTGGCTTGTACTCTTTGGCCAACTCTTCAACTGCATCCCAAAAGATTTGAACCTCGCCATGTTGATCAATCGAAACCAATGGTTTTGGATTGGCTATTTTGTGAAACTCAATCACGATCTGCCGCCTTGATTGCAATTGCAGCCATCACTGGAATGACGATGATCCCAAGAGCAACAAGACATGTGCCCATAAGGAATAAGTGAAACGTGAGTTCGTCGTTCATCTGAAGTACACCGCCAACAAATAGCAAACAACAGCAAAGCCGCACAGGTCTTCCATTATCTCAATCATGATTTCAATCCTTTGAAATTGGTACGCAGATGTATTTCTCGTTCACTTTTTCTTTGCTTGGAATGTTGCGCATGCACTCCGCACGAGATGAAAAAGGTACCGCGTACTGAGGGGTCCAACCACCAGTCCACAGCATGTAAACAAGCGCCCACGTTGCTGTCATGACTGCTGCTCTTTAACAAGGTATGCGCTCAAACGCTTGCATCTATCTTGGTGATACTCGCACATTCGCTTTGCATAGTCCTGTGCCGATTGCATCTGCAACAGCGAACGCTTTGCTTCATCAAGTTCTTTAACGGCCATCATGTCTGCGCTAGGCAAACGAAAGACGCCAGCTAATCGATTCATAAGTTCTCTCATCATTTTTTATCCCCTTTGTTTTTTACTTTTGGCAGTGGTGCCCAGTGTGTGTAAAACTTGTCTTTGCCGTTGTATTGGCCGTACATGGCCACTCCACCCGAGCTAAGAAGTTGGACCTTCACCCCTCGTGGACAGCTCTCAATCTCTTTCCAGAAATAGTCTTGGTCCACGGCCGCGGCACCTGTCGAATCAATCTCAATGCTCATGATGCGGTCATCCCAAGCTGCTGCTCCATGAGCTTGTACATGTTGGCTGCATCGTTGACAACCTCAACTGGCGAACCTTTGATCAGCTCTTGAGATGCAATCAACCCAGAGTAAATAGATCCGCGATCAACCGATGTTATTAACGGCCGCTCTTTCAAATCATCAAGAGCATTAATGGCTCCACGGATCACTCTGAACTTGATGCTGTCTTCACTGATGCCTGTATAAGCGGCACAAGCACTGGCAACAAACATCATGATTGAACCGTAGGCCAACAGCTTGTCTTTGTTGTTTCCTGTGAGCGCATGGATCAGTGCATTGATGGATTCTGATTCCCACTTTTGACGAATCTGCGCGCGCAAGATTGGGTGCATTTGCACTGGCTTTTTTTGCTTCATGTCTTAATCCTTAATGTCGTGGCGGCTTCGATTGCTCGATACTCATCTTTACTCAAAGAAAGTGCGGCATTTGCCAAGGCGTCCGTCTTGTATAGCGGACGAATTGCCAGATACATTTCCTCATCCGTCAGCGGCTTTATGTCACTTCGTGACGGGCGTTGTTGTGCCATGTCATAAAGCACCTGCATCCGCATTACCAATGTGCGAAGTGCGACACCTTTGCGAATAGTCACATGACCAACTTTCACATCACAAGGTAGCGGCGTATCCATTGGATAAATATCTTTTGTGTTTTGTTGTTTTATTTTAGAAACCCTTGCAGTTCCAACGTGGCGGTCTTCGCCTCGCAAATAACGTCCTACACTCATGTCTTACTCCCTGATGTCATGGGCGGCTTCTGCGTCCATGCAAAAAATCTCAAGCAATTCGTATAGCTCAACACATCTGTTTTGCCAAGCGATGGCGTTGTTTAGCGCCTTCAAAAATAATTCACGGTCTGTCATGACTTCACCCCGCAAACTTGTTCCATGTATGCCACGTACACCTGATCCGATGTCGTGAAATTTCGCTTGTCGTCATCCAGCATGTAAGCCGTATACGACTTGCCAAATCCACCATTCTTCTTTACCTTCGTGATGACAATCTTCGTCACGCCGATCTCACGATTGCAACGGTGAAGGTAGTGCTCTTTCTCCGCGCTCATGTGCATCACCAAATCCATTGGCTTTGCACAGAACTCTTCAAAGGTAAGCTCTGGTTTCATAGAACCTCTGCCGATTTCAGTTTGCCAGTTTTGCCATCAAACGTGAGTTTTAATGCGTCTTCATCATCGTCATTAAATTTTGTAAAACAACTTTCTAAAGCTGCCGATCCAATATCACCAAAAACACCGTAGTACACAACATCAGGCTTTGGCTCTGGCTTGATGCGATAACTTGTTCCTTCATTCCATGTTGGACTTGACAAATATATCCATAAGCCACTTCCCTTGTACTCCTCTATCTGTGCGCCATCGGCCCATGCTTTGATCAACTCTGCGTGTGGATGTGGTGTCTTCATTTTGAATCTCCTTCAAGTTCTGCCAGCTGTTTGCGTAAACGGTCCGCCTTGGCTTTTTTCTCTGCTTCTTTTTCTTCCAGCTCTTTGGTCAACAGCAACTCATAAGTTGCTTTGTTAATCAATCCATTCTCGAAGGAGTCCCACGCACTTAGGTATTCGCCAAGCGGTATGTCGCTTGAGCCGTAAAACGATGGCTCCACTTCGATTGTCGGGGCTTCATCGTAACTGTAACTTCCACCTTCGGCGCTTAGCGCAAGGTAGCAACCTGTATCGGTGACGATAACAATGTCAACCTGACGCTTTCCAGTTGGGTTCTCAATCACTGCTTTGATGGTGTGTCCAACAAGGGCGTCAATGTAACGAAGTTGAATGTCTTGGTCTAAGCTCATTTGGCCACCTTCAACATAAAACGTTCCATCGTATTGAAATACGCAATTCCGCGCGGCGTCAGCTCGAGATACTTTGTACGACGGTTCTTACCCTTGTAGAAAAAGTTGATGTAACCAAAAGCAAGAAGGTCAGTGAGCTTTCGGTGGATGGTTGCAGGGGATGCGATATGAAGCATCTTCATGGCCTCTCCAACGGTCAATGGATCACTAAGCTCTACCAGTGCAATCTCTTCAAGAACCTGCTGTGCCGTCTTGTCAAAAGGAACCGAAAAGTCTCCGGCAGATTCCAAGAATTTCAAATACTGTTTCATGTGTTACTCCTTAGTTGGTGGACGAATAATACACCAATAAGCACATATCTACACATCGCTACACATAAATATAACTATCGACAATTAAGTGCAATAGTGAAAAGCAATTGGATTTTGATTCGCCATGGGTCGAGCCGCCACCAGATGACCCCGTGTTGTTTACAAGGGTTCTTAGTAGCTTCTCCATCAAAAGCTGCTGCCTTCGACCAAGTTCGGTTGGATCACAAAAATACGCGATCTTCTGCCGTATGCTCTTTCCATCTGGGTGGCGCTTTAAGGTACGCCCTGACACCTCTGTCTTACCCCTCACGTCTTACGTGCTTTACCCATTTTCCTTGCCGCCTCGCATAATTTGCAGCATCCCCCCGGCTCGACTAAAAGGGGGCCAATTACGATTTGTTGGGACGGTGTTTCCTTCCGCGCCACCCATGCAGGTGCTTGCTATCGTGCGGAGTACGGAAGCTGCGGAGGGCGGTATGTGTTTAATGATGATGGCTGGCGCTGATTCCCAGCTTGGTTCCTCACCTTGGGATAGGTCACGCGCTACACGGAATGTGTAGCGGCCCAAGCAGAGTTGCGTATCAGCCTACGCATTCACCATCATTAAACACACAGAAACAAAAAAGCCGATTACAACTGCATTCCGGTGAAGGCCTTACGTAATGACTCTGCATACTCGGTCATTAAATAAGGCGGAACGCATGTGTAATCGGCCTATCTATCCTGTCGCCCTTCACAGCAACGGTTTGGATTATACATATCCTGAACCGGCGCGCAATAAAAAAGAGGGCCGTAGCCCCCTTTTCATTTGTTGCTGTTTTTCCTTACCTGCTCAAACGTGATTTGATTGAACATCACGCCGTTCATGTAAACAGTTTTTAGCTCAGGATTTGGCCAATCTTCCACTCCAGAAAAGAACTCACCTTCATGGTTCTTGTACAAAGTTACGCGGCCAGCCTTGGACTTCTTGCCGGAATCTGTCACCGGGTCTTTTTGCACTGGCACCCACTCACCATTGATCTGAGCGGACGAGCACTTCATGGCAAAGCGTTGGGTATCACGATCAAGCTGTTGCAGCAGTGCACCACCCATGCCGAAAGCGATGTTGTCTGCACTCCACCCTGCGGCCATGAAAGCGCCGAGGATGGAACGGATAGACAGCTCATTGACGCCATCACCTTGGATCATGCGGACATGGTTGAGAACCTTAAAGCCCTTGCTGTTGACCGTATAGCCAAACTTCTGGCCAAGGATATCAATCAACTGCCTGTTGATCACCACGGGGTCGCCACTGTCGGGACGGATAACCAATGTCGCACCGCTTGCAATCACCTCATCCTTCAGCTCTTCACCCCACAGCTTTGCAGCTGCATTGAAGATGTCGTAACTGTCGGACACCACGGCAAAGATCTTTCCCGCTTGGCCAAACTGCTTGAGCATGTTGCGATAGGCGTCTACTTCACCTGCACGACCCCAGCTGGTTATGGTGCTGTGCTCAGCAGCGGGGATGGAAAAGCCAGCAATACCAGCATCATAAAACTTACGAGCGTAGAGCAAGCCGCTAACAGTATCAGTACCCATGAAGTTAACGAGGTGAGCGGCACCACCAATTGCGGCTGACTCCAAGCTAGATGCACCACGAGCGCCAAAATCGTGCAACTTAAAATCAATGAGAGAAGTATCACCTGTTTTCTCCAGAAAGCCTTTGATGATTTGCTTGATGTGCCAGCTCTGCGTGGCTACGGTTGTTGGATACCATACAGCACGTAATAGTGCGGTCTCCAAGTAAGTAGTAAGCCAATAGCAGTTTGGGTCTGTGTTCTCGATGGTCGCCAAGACATTGCTCTGCACCCAGCGTGTACCTTTGTCTTTCGTCCTTGACCACCAACATGAATGAGCCCTGTACTGTAGCTGGGCAGGATTGCCCCAAGACTCATTCATGTTGAAAGAAAAGGTGAGCCACCCGTCAGGTAGCCCACCTATCCAACCAACTAAGGAACATAGCGGCCCATGAACAAACCGCGCCCCGATATTAACAGCACTTTTTCAGAGTTTCAAGCGCCTCTTCCACGCTATTGACGATAACCAACATGCCGCCAGTCCACTTGTCAAAGAAATCCTGCTCAGCTTCAGTCAACTTGCGCGCCGATGGAGGCTTCTGGCCATCCTTAACTTCAATCAGAATTGTGTACCCCTGATACCCCACCAACAGATCAGGAATGCCGTCTCCCTGCGAGATCACACGCACCGTGGCACCACAAGCACGCAGCGCTTTAACGATGTCACCTTGATTCTCATCCACTCGTCTTGCGTATTTAGACATAAGCTATCGACCTTTCTTTTTCCATCAAAAACATTTTACGATATATCTTGTTGGTATGGGAACAACCTGTTATATTCGAGTCCCCAACACATAACAGGAGTGAACATGAAAATCACGATCAAAGGTTACATCGTACAGATCAACTACCCATGGGAAAAATCCCCAAAGTACCGGCTTTCTTCGTCTGGGAATGTGGAATATTTGTCTGAATATGAAGCGTTAGTTATGGAGCACATCTTCGATGTTGAAGTGCCAGACAACTTCGATCCTCGTCCCGGCCAGATTGCAGCATTGAAGGCTCAACGAGAAAAAGCGCAAGCAGACTTCTCTAAGCGCGTCATGGAGATTGACGCAAAGATCAACGAGCTGTTGGCCATCGAAGCATGAATATCTATCAATGTCAAAAATGGGCAGAGAACAACGGTTTCGATTCGGCAGAGTTCTATGCAGACTTCCCAGCAGGAAAGAAGAAGTGCAGATGGCTCGATGCGTATTTCGGCATGTTTGAAATTCCGGGTGTCTCTGATGGCTTTTTGATGGTGAGACAGATCGACGAGATGTTTCCAAATCTTGTTTGCGAACCAATCGAGAACGACGAATGAAAACAGTTAAGAAACACAAGCGAGTTGTATGGGCCATTGAGCACCGCAAGAACTGTCTCTTGAAATCAGATGACAACCTTGGCTTCCACATTTACTCAACCAAAGCCGCGGCTCAATCTGCGATCGACATTTCTCCATTGAATGCGATCCCAGTAAAAGTTCGCATCACCATTGAACTGGCATTTCCAAATGAACGATGACGACAGCTACGACATCTGCTCTGCATGCAGCGGATCTGGAGAAGGAATGTGGGATGGCTCACGTTGCTACAAGTGCAAAGGCTCAGGATGTGAGCCAGTAGAAAAGGAAGATGACGACTATGAAACTGACTGATATGTTTTACACATACATCCACCGCAAAGCCAGCGATGGATCAGTTTTCTATGTCGGCAAGGGAATTGCAAGCCGGGCAAGCACCCTGCACGGCAGGAATAAGTTCTGGCTCAACATTGAGAAGAAGCATGGCCGCACGGTAGAGATCTGTGCAAGATGGAAAACAGAACAAGAGGCGCTTGACCATGAGCGACTTTTGATTGCCTGCTTCAGGGATATGGGATGCGAACTGGCAAATATCACCGAAGGAGGAAAGGGCACAGCAGGAAGAAAAATGCCACCAGATCAGCTTTCAAAACACACAGAAAGAGTTCGTGAACAAGCTAAGAGCCAAGAGTGGAGGTCTCGCATATCAGAAGCTCTTAAAGGAGAAAAGCATCCAAGATTTGGCAAGCCAGCACTAAACAAAGGTAAGCCAGCATTACCTCATGTTCATGCAGCAATGATGGCGAAACATGTGAGCGTTAATCCAGATGCAATGGCCAAGATGATCGCATCAAAAACAGGAGTCAAGTTAACAGAAGAGCATAAGAAAAAACTGTCAGAGGCAAGCAAAGGAAAGCCAAAGTCAGATGCGATGCGAGAAAAACTAGCAAAGTCAAAAACTGGATACAAGTACACAGAAGAAGCAAAAGAAAAGATGAGGCAATCAAGGCTTGCTTATCTTGCGAAACAAAAACTGGAGCGTAAAAATGAAATTAACTAATAAATATTCTTTGCCTGAAACGGTAATGAATGTGTTGGCTAGGCCCACGTATTCAAAAGGTAAGTCAAACCTTTCAATGACGGAGCTTTTAAATAGCCCAAGAATTGTTCAATTGAAACGTAAGCACTGGGATGACTTGGAAGAAGATGCGGCATCAATGGTGTGGTCATTATTTGGCACTGCAATCCATAATATTCTTGAGCACGGCAAAGGAGACAACCACATCGTTGAAGAACGTGTGTTTGCTGAAGTTGACGGCATGACAATTTCTGGAGCTATTGATCTTCAAGAAATTGAAGAAGATGGAATCATTCTTTCAGACTATAAAACTACCAGCGCGTGGTCCATAGTTAACGAAAAGCAAGACTGGCACAACCAGCTCAATGGCTATGCGTTTCTGGTGGAGAAGACCAAAGGCATCAAGGTTAAGAAGCTCCAGATCGTGGCCATCATCCGAGACTGGTCCAGCCGTGAAGCCAAGCAAAAGGATACGTACCCACAAGCACCTATCGTTGTGATCGATATCCCACTGTGGACATTTGAAGATCGCGAACAGTACATCCGTGACCGCATTCACATGCACACCGAAGCCTTCTTTGAAGTTGAAACAAATGGCGAGATCGCACCTTGCACGGAAGACGAGATGTGGGCCAAACCCGAAAAGTTTGCCGTCATGAAAGAAGGTGGCAAACGCGCTAAATCAGTACACGATACCCGCGAAGAAGCAGACCTCATGCTTCCAGAGAAAGGGTATTTCATCGAGCACCGGCCGGGAGAACGCACACGCTGCGAATCTTTCTGCCAAGTGTCTGCTTTTTGCACAACGCATCAGCAGTATTTATCAACTAAGGAATCAACATGAAAAAACTGTTTCTCTTGCTTTCGTTCATTTGCTTATCGGCATTTGCGGAAGCGTCATTTCAACAGATCGAATCTCTCATTGAGCAGAAGCAATACCGTGCCGCAGAGCAGGGCCTGATCGAGATCATCAAGAACCACCCACAGTCGGCCAAGGCGTACTACGCAATGTCGCAGGCTCAGGCAGGCTTGGGCAATCAAGAGAAGGCTCAGTTCGCACTGGATAAGGCGCGCGGCTTAGACCCTGATCTGAAGTTTGCCAGTACCGGCAATGTTCAGAACCTGCAACAAGCCATTGTTCCAAACACAGCCAAGATTGAACCTGTGCACGAACATGACTACGCATGGTTGAAGTGGGCTCTGATCTTTGGTGTCCTTGGTTTGGTCTGGTGGTATCACGTTGGTAAAACACGACGTGAAAAAGAAGCCAAGCAAAAAGAAGAAGCCATCGCCGAAGGTCGAGCCTTGCGTGAAAAATTCGCAGCTGATTTCAAGCGCGAGTTAGAGGAAAAGGCGGCAGCCAAGAAAGAGCAAACAAAGCCAGTCTCAACGCCAGCACCTGCCGCGGCTCCAGCAGCACCAAGCTACGTTCAATCAACACCTAGCTATGCGCCAGCTCCAACGCAAACAGTGATTCATCATCACAGCTCAGGATCAAGCGATTTGGTGAATGCCATATTGATCAATGACATGCTGAGCCATCATCACCATGACACAACTCGCGTCGTCGAGCGTGAAGTGATCCGTGAGGTTCCTGCTCCATCTCGTGATTCAAGCTGGGATACACCCGCTCCATCGCGCAGCTCAAGCTGGGACGACAGCAGCTCAAGCAAGTCAAGCTCATGGGACACACCAAGCTCTAGCTCCAGTTCATGGAGCAGCAGCTCAAGCAGCTCATCAAGCTGGGATAGCGGAAGCTCTTCTAGCGACTCTTCATCAAGCTGGGACTAACCCATGATGCTTGTTGAAATCCTAATTGGCACAGGTCTGATCGTAGTGATCGCCCTCGCCTTCCACATTGGCTACAGGTTCGGCCAATCTTCGAAAAAGAACTAACTCAAAAGGAAAATCATGACTGCTTCTCGAATTTATCTCGTCGGTTCTAGCGACCCAGCATTTCCAGTTCGTCTGGTCAAAGCAACCATCCGTCAACAAGCCTTGTCGCACGTTGCTCAATCACTGTTCACCGTCCGCGTGGCCAGCCAAGATGACCTGATCACCGCACTCGGTAAAGGCATCAAGGTTGAAAGCGCCAAGGATGCAGATCAACTCGAACTCCCACAAGAGTAATGAACGAGCGCACCGTACTTTCGCAGGACGAGGCTTTGCGCCTCCAATGCGTTGAACTGGCAATCAAGTTGACGTTGAAAGACGAAGCCTTGTTTGCAGGCGGCATGATCGAATATGCCAGCCGCATCCACAACTTTGTCACCACTGGCAACGTTAACAAAACACCAATCAAAGACTAACCGGAAGAACAACATGACAAACGCATCAACACTCACAGAATACGATTTCATTGTGGCCATCGATACATCAGGCTCCATGGGCGAACCAGTGAAAGCTGGCTCAAACATCACGCGCTGGGAGTCGGTTCAAGAAGCAGCAATGACCTTTATCCGCGACATCGAAAAGCTCGATGACAACGGCATTGGCTTGGTCCTGTTCGGTGGCTCAAACATTCAATCGTTCGATGGCGTCAACAGCGCTAAAGCACGCGAAGCTTTTGCTACCAACTCACCTCGTGGCGGCACACCATTGGCCGAAGCTCTTGTGGCCTCTTTGCAGCTCGCAGGCAAGTCTTCCAAGAAAGACTTCATCATCATCTTCACTGACGGCGTGCCAAACGATCAAGCAGCAGCAGCCAGTGTTATCCGCAACGCAGCAAACAAGCAAGAGTCAGATGACGCATTGACCATCTTGTTCATTCAAGTTGGCGATGACGCACAAGCAACTGCTTACCTGAAGTCTTTGGACGACAGCTTGGGTGGCTGTAAGTTCGACATCGTTGACGCCAAGACCGTGGCAGAGGCTGAGAAATTCTCAACCACCGCTGATCTCATCATCGCAGCCATTCAGGATTAATCATGTCAGACATCATTCTCTACACGCTCGTCATCTTCATCGCAGGTTTCTTCTGCGGATCTAAGTTTGGCTCCATGACAGAGATGGGCAACTCCATCAAGTCAAAAGTCAAAGACGTATTCTCAAAGGATTAATCATGAACTCCGGAACAGTCGCAATCGCACTTGTCGTTTGGGCTGTTTTGGCGTGGTTCACCCATGTGGTGGCCTGCATCAAAACAGCGTCTTGGGCACTCTTGATCATCGGAAGCATCATCTTCCCAATCTCTTGGATTCACGGTACAGGAGTTTGGTTCGGAGCCTTCTAGTTGAGCCGTAAAAAGAAGAAAATGGAAAACCATAAACACAAAGGAAAATCATGAAAGAAATCTCGGCCGCTCTGGTTAAAGCCCAGAAGGAGTTTGGACCGGCACTGAAGACACATACAAACCCAGCATTTCGCTCCAAGTATGCAAACCTGTCTGCCTGTATCGAAGCTGTAATTGACGCCCTCAACAATAACGGCATCTTCTTGATGCAGCCAACCCATGACTGCAATGATGGTGTGATCGTTGAAACCATTTTTGTCCATGAGTCTGGTGAGCAGATGAGCAGCGGTAAGTTGCACGTTCCAGCCACCAAGCATGACGCACAAGGCTACGGAAGCGCACTCACCTACGCACGTCGTTACTCACTGATGACAGCCTGTGGTATCGCCCCTGAAGATGATGATGGCAATGCAGCATCAAAGCCAGCACCGAAGGCAGAACCAGCTCCCAAGCCGGTAGCAGCGCCAGTGGGTAAGCCACCAGCCAAGATCGAAGGCAACGGTAAGAACGGCGGCGAATGGCAAATCAAAATCACCACAGATGAAAACACACCGATCCAAACTTGGATCAGCCTTGTGAACGATTCAGTTGAAGTGATGCTGGAAGTGGCCAAGAGCAAAGACGATGTGATGAACATTTTCAAGAACAACCGCAACATCTTCGACAAGTTGAAGTTGGAATCTGAAGAATCCCACAAAGCAATCATGGACAAATTCGCAGCAGCAAAGAAATCATTTGAGGAAACTAAGTAATGGCAACGCAATACCCAAACAGCGGAAAACTTTCCAGCAACAAATACAAAGAGCAGGGCGATAAAAAGCCAGACATGCACGGCGAAATCGTGATGACTCGCTCAACCTTAAAGCAGCTGCTTGAAGAGACTGACGAAGACGACATCACCATCAAGCTATCTGCATGGAGCATGGAAGGCAACTACGGCCCTTGGATGCGAATCTCTTGGAACAACTACAAGCCCCAGCAGCAGCAACAGCAAGCACCTCAAAAGCAATATGCCAAGACGCCGCAACAGCAGGCTGATGAAGATCTAGACGATTCGATCCCCTTCTGATCATGCAAACCATCCAGTTTGAAGGTCGAAAGATCGCCATGAAGCAGGATAGGACGGGGTATGTACTTACCCTGTCTGTGCACCCAGATGAGATCCCAATGCCCTTGGTTCAAGATTTCGTTGGCGCACGCTATCAGGTCGTAATGGTTCGACTTACCGACGATGACAAGCCGATGGTTCGCGAGCAGGAATACCCAACAAAAGACTTGGTTCGATTGGCGGGTGTGCTATGCCGTGATCCGTTGTTCCATACCTTTTTGCTTGAGACCGGCCAGACTTTTGAAGAGACTGAAAACACGGCAACAGAATGGCTACGGATGGAACTCAACATCCAATCAAGAACAGAATTAAAAACAAATCAAGCCGCAGCTTCACAGTTTCGGTTTGTCCATCAGGAGTTCCAAGCATGGAAAGCACAACGTTAATCCCGTACTCAGTACATCTGCGACGAGATATTCACGCCAAGATCAAAGAGGCAGCCGGTAATCGCAAAGCAGCATCACTTGTACGCGACGCAATCACGTCTTACATAGAAGGCGGTTCAATGTACGACAGCGGATACAGAGCCGGTCTTCGTGATGCCATGAACGCCATCAGCAAAGATGAGGCAGCCAACAGTGTGGCGCTTAACGGCAAAACAATCGCGATTGGTCTGGTGGAAAAACTGATCAATATGTTTCCCACATTGAAAGTAAAAAATGGCAACAAAAAAACCACAAGTCGCTGAAGGTATCGACCTTCTAAAGCCAAAGGTAAAGCCTATGCCAGTGGATGATCTGACCGCGCAAGACTTGATGGCAACAGTGTTTGCCTTCGGCGGATCATCTCCAAAAGAAGCCTATGACTTGGCAGATGCCATGGTGATAGAAAGCCGCAAACGGTACGACTAAGGAATCCAACATGACCAAAGAAGAAATGAATCTGGTGCTTGATGCGTTGAATAGCTGCACCTACACATCATCGTATGAAAAATCGTTTGATCTGAACAAAGTTGACGATGCGATTGAGGTTTTAGAAAAATCCTTGGCACAACAAGAGCATGGCAAACCGTTGGCATGGTACGACCCGTCCAATGGCGCAGTGAGCACAGATAAAAACAGCGCTTCATTTACACCGCTTGGGCAGGTTGTTCCTTTGTACGACGTTGCACTAGCCAAGCAAGAGCAGGGTGATCCTGTGGCGTGGACAGGCGAGCAACTGCAAATGCTGAACTTCCTCTATGGCGCTGGCGATTGGGATGGCGTTTGGTTTGAGCAAAAGCACCCGACAAAGAGGGGCGCGTTTTGGTGGCGTTCTGACTTGTGCCGATTGTTCTCCACCCCACCCGCAGCACAGAAAGAGCAGGGTGAGCCTGTGGGTGAAGTAATCGGTACAAATGAATATGCTGGATTCGGCCAAATCAGACACACAAAGACTATCCAATGGCGTGGCGAACCTATGCCTATTGGTACGTTGCTCTACACCAAACGACACCATATGGCATTGCCCGATTCCATTACCGATGACAGCGAAAGTCCCGATTATCGGACTGGCTGGAATGAATGTCTTGAAGTAATAAGAGGACTAACGCCACAACAACGCAAGCCACTTACGGATGCTGAAATCCGTAAATGGTGGGGGCGTGATAACGGCCTTGAAGATTGCGATATGTGCAAGATTGATGACTTTGTAAAAGTTGTACGAGCAATCGAAGCCGCCCACGGCATTAAGGAATAAAACATGACAGATCGTGAATTATTTTTAAAAGCATTAGACAACGCTATTGCTTGGCAAAACAGGTGCGTCGAGTTGTATGAGTTGCTTGAAATGTTTTGTATGGATGCAGAAGCCGTTTACGGCATTAAGGAGTAAGACATGAAAGACGAAGGCTATAAAAATATTTCAAAAGCAACACACCCAGTTCAACCAAAGCAAGAGCAGGGTGAGCCTGTGGCATATCTCTACAAGATGCCTGTTGAAGATGACCATTGGGTTTGGAACTATTGCACATACCTAGATAACAAAAATGATCCTCGATGTGAACCTCTCTACACCACACCACAACAACGCATATGGGTTGGGATGACGGCACAGGGCAGATGGGAAATCATCTACGCAACCGAAAGAGATGACCGCACCACCGTTATGGAATTGGTTGAAGCCAAACTCAAGGAAAAGAACACATGACAACTCAGGTAACGAAAAGCTGGATGGAAGACGGGGAACTTGTTGTTCAAGTTATCCCACAAGAACAAATTTACAAACGTGAATGGGTGGGGCTGACAGATAGAGAAAAGTCAAATCTTTGGCTTGAAAGCCGTGCCGCAATTCCAAGGTTTCACACATATGCAACATTGGTCGAAGCTAAATTACGTGAGAAGAACGCATGAGCACCAAAGCTGAGAAAGAATACATGGGCCGTGTTGCCGAGCTCGGTTGCTACCTGTGCCGACACCTTGGCTATGGCCCTACGCCCGCTCAGGTGCACCATTTAAGAGAAGGGGTAGGCATGGGTCAGCGCAACAGCAATTACCTAACCGTGCCGCTCTGTGACCGCCATCACGCAAACAGCAGTCCAGACGGCATCCATGGCCAGCGAAGAGCATGGAAGCTTGCAAACGTAGGAGAGATGGATGCCCTTGCGAACACCATCCAGCTTCTCAACGAAAGTTAATACCTTCGTTTAATCGAACCAAAGAAAATTGGTTCGATTAGATTTTCCCGAGCTCACGAAGCTTCTTAACGTCCACACCCTTGAGCATGTCATCTTCAGCTTTGCGAAGCTGAGCAAGACGATCACGCTTTTCATCGGAAGGCATGTCTGCATTCGTTGTGTAGGCAATCGCTTTGCGGATCTTGGACAGGTTCTCACCGATCGCGTTGACGGTCTTATGCAAGCCAAGACGAGCAACGTTTTCTTCCTCACCCAGATAGCCCTTGATTTCCTGTGGGCTGCGCGTCTTCAGATCGTTCAATGTGTTTGCTGCACGATCAACTTCCTCTTTCAAGACGTAGAAGTCTTTCTTGAGTGCTGTCTCGTATTGCTTGGACACAAAGCCACTCATGCCGGGCAATGAAGCAATCGCATTACGCTCACTCAAAGATGGACGTGGTGAGTTTGGATCGCTGTGCAGGATCGGGTTGGTTGCATAGATGATGAGGCCACCAGCAGAACCGAACATGCCGCGGATCAAATGATCGGCCGCAATTGGCGATACCAATCCAGTGCTACCAAGGATCTTGCCCATTTCAGATGTGCTGTCTGTGAACTGACGCTCGGTTTCCAGCTTCTGCTGATACGTACCGATCAGCGGACGTCCTTGGAAGAAGTCATAGTTAATGCCTACCTCGACCAAAGGCTTGATAGCCTGTGGCACAGCAGTTGGGCCAAGCAGTGCAGAGCCCAAAGCAGCTTTCATCGAATCACGGAACTTGCGGCCGTCCTCATAACCCTTGTCGGTCATCATCAGATACATGTGCTCTGTGACGATCTTTGGCAGGGTGAACAGGTCAGCGCGCAGAGGAATGCTCATCCCGGTACCGGGAATCATCAACAGACGATCGCGCTGGGTAGCTGGCTTCTTCAGATAATCCTCATCGTCGCCGTTCATCATGGCATAGAGCAACGAAAGAACCATGGTTGATGCCGTGGTAGCAGCCAACGTTTTAAACGCGTCCTGACGCTGTGTAGGCGATACACCGCGACCAGTGATCGTTTTATAGGCCACGTTCTGAGCTGCAAGATATGCGTTAAAGAAGGGAATCAGCTGACCGGCCAATGCCAATGATCGACTGCTACCTTTACGGCGCACGTTGAACACCTCGAATGCCTTCTCCATCGCTTCTGCGCGGCTCAAACCCTGAGAAATAGAGGCCTCATACACAGCCTGACGGACAGCGTTATCAGCAGACATGGCAATGTGATTCAAGCTGTGTTTGATCTTGCCCATGACACCGGGAGGCGCCTTCAGGCCAGCATAGATCTCTGCGTCCATACGCACCATGGCGGACGTGAAGTCACGAACACCAACGGCACCGACGTTTTTCAGCTCTTCATGGGTCTTGCTGCGGCCGGTCAATGTCTTGACGAACTCTTTGACGGCCAGCACAGGAATGCGCAACGCATACTGAGGCTTCAGGCCAGACGAGAAGATCGCAGCAAACGAGTCCTGTGGCACCTGAGCAACAGAGAACAGCGGATACATCACCACAGATTGGCGAAGCACGTTGGCCAGATTAGATGCCCACTTCCATGATGGAATGACGATCGCCTCCAAGCCATTGAACGCATCCATGAACATTGGATCGTCCATGGAGTAGAACTGTTCTTTTCCGTCACGCCAAACCTTCACCACGTTTGGAGCACCTTTTCGTTGCTCTTCGGATACTTGCTTGGCAGCACCAACCTCAACAGCTGTATCAGCCAATGCCAATGCCGAGCGGTTGCGCACAGCACGGTTGATCGAATACTGAACCCAACGAACTTGGTTGTCGAAGATGTCGTTGACTGGACGATCAGATCCTTTCAGGCGCTTCTCTTTAGCTTGAACTTGCAAGCCGCGGATGAACTCTTTTGGACCCTGATTGTTTTCAAGCTGCTCTTCGCGGTAGAACGGTACGTAGTCTGCGTTGCTCAGCATTTCTTCAGCTTCGCTTTCGCTCCACAAACCCGTATCAACCAGCGTCTTGACTGTGTTGGTTCGGATTTCATTCCACGTCTTCACAACCTCATTTAGTTCTGGATGAATCTTGAACAATTGCATGCTTGGCTCAATCATGGCCAACTGCTCTTCGGAGATGTACTTGAACTGATCCTTGAGGCGTGCAGCTTCTTTGCTTAATGCACTTGCGGCAACAGGAGATGAGCTACGTTTTGCGTTTGCCTCTGCCTTGATGCCAGCGATCTTCTGTTCCAACTCTTGGTTGAACTTCACCATTGACTTTAGACGCTTAGCCTCGAAAGCGGTATGCGCAACAAGTTCTGCCTGCTGCTTTGTCAGGCCATTCTTCTCAGCCATGGCGTCGAGCTGCTTAGACAGTTTCACAAAGTTGGATTGGTTTTCAACACCTTCCCACTTGTGCAACTCTTCGTTGTACTTGATGCCGCCGCGCTGCAAGAACAAACTGGCCACCGCATCGGAGTGAACGGTCTGGCTCAGACTCGTATTGAGCATCATGCCAATCTTGTCTTGATTGGAGATCGTTGATTCATCAACGGAGCGTCGAATGTTGTTGTTCAAAGCGGCATCGCTCGAGAAGGCCCAAGTTTCCAGCTTGTCCAAAAACTTAGTGACAGCACTGCGGGCGGCTTTGGCTGTTGCTTCTGGGTTGTCGCGCGCGTTGTCCCAAGACTGACGAATCTTTTCCTTGTAGCCGGGCTCAACCTCTTGATTGCCGCGGCCAAGCTGCTCGAGCACACGCATAGATTGAATGCCAGCACCAACAGGAGTTGGCTCTACACCCTTCTTGCCGGTGATTGAGTATTTGGTTTCCTCATTCATCATGTCCTGCACAGCGCGCGAGAACAATGATTGCTGCTCTTTTGGAACCTTCTTAAATCCACCCTTTGGGCCAAATGAATAGCCGCGCTTTTCCATGCCATCAGCAGTCTGCTGGACGTCAATGTCAATGATCTGATCTGTTGTGCTGACGAGGCGATCCAAGGCTGTTTCAAATGGCTTTGAGATGCCCATGACGTTGCGGATCAACTCAATGATCTTGCTGAACAAAGACTTCTCGCCAACCTTGATTTCGCTCATCCACTTTTGCATGCGGTCATCAGTCATGGACCAAGCAAGCATTTCATCTGGAGAGCTAAGTGCGTTGTTGTTTCCCTTGCGGAAGTCAACAAGAAACTCAGGCAACTTGCCAGCCTTCTCTTGAGAAATCAACTCGCCAGCAACAGTGTTGTACAGGCGAATCAATTCACGAACAGCAGGATGATTTGAGTCCGTGTAGTTCAAGAATCGCACCTCCGCTTGAGTTGCTACGTGCAACAACTCATGAAGCAAGGTCTTGTAGTTCATGCCAGATGGATAGCCATTCTGGTTCTTAACTACAGGTGCACCATTCAGCAAAACAGTGAACGACGAAGGTTTACCGTCTTGGCCAAACACAAACTTTGACAAGCCATTGGCAGCATACAAACTGCTTGGTCGATTTGTACCGCCCTCAACCGAGAAGTTCATGATGATGCCATGCGAACGCATTTGGTTCAGCTTTGACAAAACCCTTTTACCAACGAACTTGTAGAAAGCGTTTGGTGCGTTATCAATAACGTACTGAGCAGCTTGAGCCATGGTCTTGCCGGTCAATGCCTTTTGCATGTCCAGCTCTTCCTTGCTCGCATTCAACCCCTTCTCGCCAGCACCAACAGATGCCAATGTCTGGCTTGCTGAACCCGCGCGACTATTGACCTCAGAAATCAATGCCTTACGCACTTCACCGTGGTATTGCTCTGTGGTTGCGTCTTGATTGCGAGTTGCGACATTCTCAACAATTGAGTCCGTGTCGATGCCCTGCTGTTGCGCATAAGCCAGCAGATCATCAATGGGCAAACCTTCTACGCCAGCTTGCTCTTCAGCCACTTGGCCAAGATTCAAGTTTGCTTCACGCTCGGCAGCCGGTTGCTCAACACGAGACTTCAGCTCTTGCTTTGCCTTCTCTAGTTGCGTCAAAGCAACCTTGCTATCAAATGATTTCGTGTCGCCGTTTTGAATAGCTTGCGTGATGTACTCGACGCCGGGTGTTTCATCTTGGCCGGGTTCTGTGATCCGCATATCAGGCGGCAGAAACTCATTCAAAGATCCATCAGCCACAAGACTAGACAATGGCGTACCGGCCGATTTGCTTGCAAGCGTACCAACGCGGCCTTTCTTCTCTTCCGGAAGAATGTTGTGCACCTCATCTGGCGGCAGCACACCCTTCAAGCGATTGAACAGATCCGTGCCCTCTTCCTTGGCTTTGGAGATTTGGGCATTGACATCCTTCAAAGCAGCGCGCGCGTCTTTAACGTCGGCAATCTCTTCTGGAGAGTAAATTGGCTTTTGCTGTTCTTTGGTTAACTTGGCTGGCTTTGCCTCAACAAAAGCTGGAGGCTCAGACACCTTCGGCTCTGTCTTTGTGGCAACAGCTTGCTGAGCTTGAACAGGAGGAATGCCAAGCTGCTCAAGCGCCTTTTGACGTGCCAGTGCATCCTGCAAAGGATCAGCGCTGAACTCAGTATTCATCACCTCTTTTACTTTGGCCTGCTGAGCTTTTACTTCTTGCTTGACTTGCTCTGCTTTTTGCGCGCGCACCTGTTCCATCATGCTCAAGTTGGCATTTGGAGCTCCGGTAAAAGCAGCCATGGCGGCCGGTACTTGTGCACCAGCTGGAGTTGCTGCCTCTAGGCCGGGGGCTTGTTGCTCAACAGCTTGAGGACGATACTTCTCTTCAAACTGTTTGTTTTGGTACGCGTCTAAGTCTTCTTTTGTCATGGCCACAGAGCCATCCGGAAGAGCGATAGGCGTAAATGGAGCACCCATTCCAAGAGCTAAGGCGGGAGCCTTTTCTGCTGGCTGTGGAGCGTACTTGTTTGCAAACTGAGACTGCTCGTAAGCATCCAAGTCTGCTTGCGTCATGGCCACGGAACCATCAGGTAAAGAAACAGGAGTGAACGGCTGAGCCATTCCAAGTGCCAGCGGCTCTTTGGCTTCAACTTCGGGTAAAGGCTGAGCCTGTTCCAATGGAACACCAGCTGTTGCGGCAGGCTTTGCTGATACCCCATGTGCTTTACGGCCAAGTGTCAAATCAACAATCAAACTGGCAAGTGCGCCGACGCCAGCACCATAAGCACCCTCTTCACCGGAACCGGCAAGAACATCCTGCTTAGGATCGTAGATGCCTTTTGCAATCAAGTTCTGTGCAATCTTTTGTGCAGCTTCTGTTGCACCCTCGACACCGCCGCGCGCCAATGCAGTGGTCAATACGCCTTTCAATGGGCCAATCTCTGGGGCCAGAATATCCAGCAGACCAACTGGTGCACCAAGCTGCGTAGCTGTACGCCGCTCTTCAGGCGTTGCGCCCTTAGCTTCAGCGCCAAGACGAGCTTCACCGGCACCCGCAGCAACACCAAGTCCAGCACCAGCAGCGCGACCAGCCAAGCCCAATGGACCCAAAGCAAAGAATGGAAGCGTAGAGCCAACGCCTTCACCAATCTTCCTTCCGATGGATTCTTGATAGCCGGGTGCGGCTTCAAATGGCTTCTTGCCAGCAGTAGCAGCCTCTTGAATGAACTGACGTGTTGGTTTTTCGTATTCTTCAGGAAGCAACGCAGCAGCACCAGCGCCAGCAGTTTCGAGCAAGCCAATGCCACCGGGAACAACGCCCTTGAGAGCTTCTTTTAAGTTTCCGCCAATAGTTTCTTTTGGCGCAAACTTTTCAAAGTTTGATTGAGCATACGCAAGAATGTCTTTTTGCGATGCCCCTTCTGGTGCGTTAACCTCAAATGTACGACCGTCTGGCGACGTTACTTCATAGGTCGGCATTAAAGGCTCCTTTTATGATTTAGGCTTGATTGACCAACCTGCATTATCGCCCTTTGACTCCATTCCGCCAGCACCCATTGGGTCCATGCCGTGAACTTTTTTGTACAACGCACGGTAAGCAGGATCTGAATACAGAGCCTCCATGGCCTGAGCTTCGATAACATTCTCTTGCCCGGGAATGATCTGATTTTTCATCTTGGCCAAATATCTTGTTGTCGCCAACTTTTCCATTTGAGCAAGTTGATTTGCCAGATCTTTACGTGTGCGCTCTTCCAAGCCAGACTGGCGTAAATGGGCCTGCTCTTGACCGGCTTGCGTTAGACGCTCATTGGTTTGATTTGCCAACTCACGACGTAGATCCATCATGGCTTTCTTGTCTTCCGCTGCCGAGCCGAGCTTGGCCAAGCCTAAACGACCAGACAAGATGGCGTTTTCTTCTGCTGTACGCGCGGCATTTGACTGAGCCAAAGACTGGATGCCATGCTGTGCACCAGCACCAATGTTTGCCAAAGCATGAGGCGATTGACCACCCATGATGCCGAGACCAGCCGATAGCAAAGCCATGGCACGATCTTGCTCACGTTGCTTACCCAAGTTCTCTTGACGAGCTTTGAGAATATCCAAAATCTCTTGCTGGGGGTTTACTGGCGCCGCGGCCGCAGCACCAGCTTGAGAAGCTTGAGATGTCGCATCCATAGGTGCACCCATATTTGCAGGACTGCTGCCAGCACCACCAATATCAATACCACTCAAGTACCCTTCATCAATTGGGCTCTGACGTTGAGCCGCCATTCGCTGTGCAGCAGCACGGCGCTGAGCATCCGCAGCCAACAAGTCAACATTACCAGCAGGCAACTGAGAAACAACTTTTGCCACCTGAGCTACCGAAGGAGTGGACTGACTGCTAAAACCATAGCCCGGCGCGCTGACCAAATGTTTGCCAAGGGTTCCGATTCCACCCAAAACATTCTTGCCAATGTCACCAAAGAAACCGGCAACGTTACCCATCTGCTGTTGATACTCGGAGGGAGCTTCGTTTGATTCTTTTGGAATGTATCGGCTAGGCGTCACATTACCCATGCCAGCGTTTGGCGCGTATGTAATTCCAGCCTTTGATGTTGGAGCTTTCTGTGGTGGCTCTTTTGGAATGCGTGCCATTTCATTCGCGTAAAGATTTCCAGCCTCCATGCCGGGAATGTTTGAAAGATCAGCCTCATTGAGTCGATCCATCGCATCCTTGGAAAGAGAAGGAGCATTTTTAGCAGGAGCCTTGAAACCTTCCCTTTTTGGAACGCTTTCAGCAACCTTACGGCGAGCCATCTCCAAGAGATCACTTGGCTCAAGACCTTCAATTGTTGAATAATCATCCTCAGTGATGCCACCTTCAGCCAATCCCTTGACGTAGCCTTGAGTCTCGCGAGGAAGCTTTGACATGTCAGCGCCAGCCATCAGCCACTTATCAACGTTACCCGGTCCCCAGTTGTATGCCATGGCGGCCAACTTAGGATCTTTGTACTTGCGCTCGAGCTGGGCCAAATACTTGACGCCGCCTTCAATGTTTTGCTCTGCGTTAAATGGATCTCGCACACCAAGATCTTTGGCTGTGCCGGGCATCAACTGCATCACACCCATGGCGCCAGCAGGAGAAACGGCATTGGCACGATCTTTCAGACCGCCAGTTTCTTTTTGCATGACGTGCTGAATCAAACGCTCAGTTGCGTTATGGCCTTTGTTCTTTTCCAAAGCCAAAGCTTCCAAGCCGCCAACAGAAGGATTGGCACGAACTTCACGAGCTGCTTCTTGCATCTCAGGTGCGCGCGCTGCTGACCTGCTACCCAGAGCTTGAGTTGCTTCATCCAGCAAGTCATTAACTTCGGATTGATGGGCAGCATCCATGTAGTCTTCGTAGCTATCTTCTTCATCATCCATGCCGGACATGCCGCCATCAGCAAATGCAACGATGCCACCACCAGCCATACCCTCTACAGGAAGGCCGCTAGGTAAGCCGCCTACACCTTGCTGAGACTGAGCTTGTTGCATGATCTGTTGAGCAATCGAAGGCTTTTGCTGACCACCGGCCAAAGCTTGAGCCTCTTGAGACTGCTTCATCTTTTCTTGCAACAACGGAATGCCGATGTAAGAAGGAATCGTGCCATGTTGAATAGCCATCTGAAGCTGCTGCGGAGACAGCTTTTCAGCGTTGGCCATTTGACTAAAAGTGCTACCAATCATGGCTATTCCTTACTTGTTCATTGCGTTGTAAATGCCGAGATCGCTAAGACCAGAGCCGTTCGTTTGAGAATTGATTTTGCCGCCTTCAGCAAAGTTTAGGCCATTCCACCAATTTCCGATACCAGTTGCCGCACTCGACAAGCCGCCACCAATTGCGCTGGCACCTTGGTTAAGCAATCCAGATAATGCGTTACCACCACCCGTTGTTCCGGAGCTTCCGCCACCAAGCAGCTGAGCAATACCGGCACCACCAAGACCCAAGCCAACCAAGTTGGAAAGGTTTGACGGAGCAGCCTGATAGTTTTGCGTAGACGTAGTTGTGATCGGCAAGCCAGACAAGATGTTTTTCATCTGTGTCAGTTGCGTCATTGGATACTGCTGTGCAGTTTGATAGTTCTGCACGCCTTGATTGATGATGTTTTGCTGCTGCTGCTGCTGGGTGAGTCCGGCCGCTTGCTGAGCATTCAAAATGCCAAGTTGGTTATTCAGGTTTGATGTACCCAAATTGCCCAAAGCGGTAGCACCAGACAATGCACCTTGCAGACCTTGTAGACCATAGTTCGCGCCAAATTGCTGCTGCTGTGCCGCCAATTGCTGAGCCTGCTGAGAAGCAGATTGATTGGCCAAGTTTGCTTGCTGCGACAGCTGGGCATTTTGCAGGCCAGTGTTGTACTGCATGTTTTGATTGGCTTGGCCAGCTTGTAGGCCAGCCTGCTGATTTGCCAGCAAAGCCTGAAGACCTGTTTGTTGGTTTGCCTGTTGCGCTTGCAATCCTGTTTGCGCACCAAGACCTTGAGTCTGTAAGCCAGCAGAAAGGTTTTGCAGATTTGCTTGTTGTTGCACACCTTGGTTTGCCAAGTTGGCCTGAAGTCGAGCCTGCTGTTCAGCGTTAAATTGCTGTTGAGCATTGTTGTACGCAGCCTGAGAACCAGTTGCTTGAATGTCGCCCTTTTGGGTTGCCAAGTTGCGTGCAGCTTCTGCATTCTCAATGGCCATTCGCGATCCGCCAAACGCTCCTGCGCCAGCTGCCTGTGCACCTCGCTTGGTAGATGCAATATCTGCTTGACGCTGCGCTTCACGAGTCTGGGTATCGACAACGTTTTGCATGTACGGAGACATGTACTGACCTGCCGCGCCGGGTTGCGTAAAGCTTTGCGTGCCCACATTACCGGCAGCATTCATGCTCAGTGCTTGCAGTTGAGGTGCATTTACGCGCTCTGCTGAAACATTCTGCGCTTGCAGTTGATTTGGGGCTTGGAACTGTGATGCGCCAACAGATTGGTAGCCGCCAGTTTGAGGGTTGTATTGCTGGCCCAGCAAGCCTTGGATGGCTTGATTTGCATAGCCTGTTGCTTGCTGAGCTTGGTATGGATTCTGAAGATTGGATACGCCTTGCTGAGCTTGCTGCTGCAAAGGAGAGAATCCAGCAACGTAGTCAGATGGGTTGTAGCTGTACGGGTTGTACTGTTGCAAGCCGGTGGCATTACCGCTCTGGTCGTAGTTAAACAAGTTCTGCATCGTCGCACCAAGCATGGTGTTGACGTATGGCTGAGCGTATCCAGCCACGCCCTGCTGAGCATCGTTCTGAGACAGCGGGCTCACGCTTGGGTTTACGCTTGGATTGGATGTTTGCGTTGGAGAAAAGGCACTTGTCGAAATGGAAGATGCACCACCGCCGCCACCATAAATACGACGACCAGCAACTTGACGGGTTGCTGAATCACCCAGCGCTTCGCCAAAAGCGTAAAGTTCACGACGAGAAAAAGAGGTTTTCATAGTTTTGCTTCCACCAAAATGGCACGGTTTTCAAAGCCCAATCGCTTCCACAAACGCGCAACTGACTCACGAGCATAGCCTTGCAACTTTGTTGCGCCATGCGTTTTACAAATAGATTTCAACTGATTGAACGTGTCTTGGTTTGCAATCAATCTGCCACCAATAGCAGTAATGAATGCAACCTTGAAATTCGGATAGCTCACAAACGAAACCGTGGCCGCACCATGCAGCTCGTAGCTTTCGTCAAAGAATCCAATTGCCAACCAATGTCCTTGCTCAAGAAAATATTTGACGTGCTCAGATCCATATTCTTTAACATCAGCCTTATCTAAGGCGTCCGCTATGTGTGGCTCCAACTTGGGCCACAACACAGCAACATGATGTGCCTGAATAGGCTCCAGCTTCAATGTCATCTTGGCAAGAACTTGTCTGCGTTAATCTGCTTACCTTGTGTCTTTCGGCCGGTTCGGGCTTGTCGAACCTTGTCCATCATCTGATAAAGCTTCTTGGCGCCAGCATCCGAAGATCCATTTCCCAAATGAGAAACAACATCTGCTGGAACAACAAATTCAGAATCAGCCAAACGTGCTGGCTGCTTACCCGCGATAGAGGCTGGGATTGAATCCGACATTCCATCGCCCGGCCCCTTCAACATACGGCCGCCATCCGAGTAGCCGCCAAGGCTAGAGATTCCACCGCGCGCCATCATCACGACATTTGAGTTCATGTACGAAGGAACTGCATCTGGAGTTGGGACTTGCTGCTGCTGCTCCATTGGGCCGTTTTGGCCAACTTGAATTGGTCCGCCATCTGCATAACCGACCTTTGCCGTTGGAACACCAAGCGCGCGAAACATGGAAGGATCGGGTCGTGTAGCGGAAAAGGAGGCTGGGTTGTATTTGAATTGACCCATGGCGCCAACATTATCTTGACGGCCGGGCGTGCCATATCGAGCATTGTCAGCCTTGAGATAGCTCATCAAGGCAGCCAAACCAGCAGCCCCAAGACCGGCGCCGCCCAAACTCAATCCACCGGGACTTCCAGTGATAGATTTACCCAGAAGATTGCTCAGATAACCACCAACGCCAGATCCACCAGATAAACCTGTAAGCGCATCAGTTGCCGCATTGCCAGTTAATCCAGAGCCACCAGTAAAGGTTCCACCAAGTACGCTTCCATCTGCTCCAAGGCTAATTCCACCACCCAAGTCAATTCCACCGGCACCAGCCAAATCCGCAGCATTACCCGGAATTGCACCGTCAGCAAACAAATTTGTACCACCAACACCAGCTTCGTATCCAGCACCAGCCCCACCACCCGCGGCAGCAGCATCAAATAAACCAGCGCCATTAGCTCCCGCCAGAGCGGCTACCGTAGCCCAACCTCCGGGAATAGTTTTACGCACCTGTGTATCCACTGCGGAAGTAGATTTGTGAGCCAAATCATCAAGTGTAGATCCGGTGTCCTTTACGACATCAATTGCACCTTGACCAAGATCCCCAATCGCACCTGTTACATCACCAAGAATCCCGCCGCCGCCACCATACACGCGACGATCAACCTCAATGCGAGTCGAGCTCTCACCAATAGGCTCTCCAAGAGCATAAAGTTCACGACGAGAATAGTTTGTTTTCATAAGGAAAACCTAGGTAATTTGGGGTTGGTTAAGTCTATCATGTCAACAGAGAAGAGACAAATGATAGAGTGCAAACGACAGCTGGCGCGCCGGGCGCTGTGAATGGTGATGTGATTGGCGGCAAGGTGTTCAAAGTTACCTGCAAACTGTTTGTTGACCACCACATCTCGATGTAATCTTCTGCCACAAGCTCAAAGAAAAAGTTAGCCGCAACCACGCTGTAACCGGGTTGACCTCCGTGAGTGCCTGAAATGGTAAACACACTGTTTGAATACGGATGATCAACGCCATTTATACGGAACCAAATAGCTGCGTCATGCGCCTGCGTGTCTGCGTTTGTAACTTGCGAACTGAACTGAACGTTGTAAACACCACCTTGCCTTACGTGGATGCCATCCCCAGCAGTCCGATAAGTGCCATTCTCTACGTCAGCAACCTCAAGATAAATCAATGTTGGCGTATTGATCGTCGCCACCGTCTGCGTTACGTTGCTTTGATAGCCACCATACGGGTTGTTGATGTATTGGCCACCACGAGGCGCAAACAGCGTTTGAAACATGTTGTCCAGCTGATTGAAATACAAGCGCAATACGTTTGTAAGCTGATCCATGTAGCCACGGTCTGGCTGACCGGGGCTTGCAGGTAAACGCGGTGACTTTGTTGGAATCAAGCTGGCCATTAAGTACCTCTTCGGCCGTCGGTTCGGATGTCAATACGAGGTGCACCAAGCTGCCATTGCGTACCAAGCTGTGATGATTCAACCTTGAACGACATCTGGCGGCCGCGGACCCGAACGTTAATCTGCCCAGTGAACTGTTCAACAGTGTAAGTTCCAATGCGAGCCACAGTTCCGTAATCAACTCCACCCTCAGAGGCTGGGTTGTTATAGCCAGATCCAGAGTTGCTGAGCGGAATCAATGTCATGGTCACTTGTGGCGTGTTTGATCCTTCCGATCCACGGAATGTGATGTCTGGCAACATCCTCCACACAAAACCAAAGTTGTGGCCGTCGCCAATATCGAACTCTGAAGATGTGATGAATGCGTTAATTGGAAGCGCGGTTCCGGACGTATTGTCATCAACGCCATCTTCATGGTTAACGATGTTGTTGCTGTAAGTGGCTGCCACAGGGTAGGCGCGAAGTGCAGTATCAAGCCAAGCCGTTCTGGCCATGGTGCCGTAATACCAAGCATCTTCGTAATAGTTATAGACAACGTATTTATCAACAGTGTCTGAATTTGCAGAGCAATAGAACCACCAGACTTCGTTAAATCCTTCGTTGGTTCCACAGAAGATTTGCTCCACCTGTTGTTGATTGATGTCTTCAAAAATGTACTGGCGCAAGTCGCATCGCAAAGTCTGCGAGCGGCCATCATATTTGTAGAACTTGTCCAACCCCATCCAGTACGTAATACCAGAAGCAATCACGGCAGCATTAGGGCTGATGATCGAAATGTTGTCTGTAAGGAGTTGGGTTCCCCATACATAAGGAGGGCCAAGGTACTGAAGAGAATAAAGTGACGCGTCAGTCCAAACCAAGATTTCTTGACGGCTTTGCAGCGCGGTGACAATTTTTGATCCACTAGACAAGCGAACACTGCCAGCTTGGTTTGTAATTTGTGGATTCCACTCTGTCAGAGATTCTTGATCTGACCAACGAATCAACATTGGATCAAACACAACGCTTCCAACATCATTGGTACCAAAGAAGATGGTGAATCTGCTTTGATCAGATACAAGGAAATAACCTTGAGACAGTGGAGTTTGCGAAGCGCCAGCCAATTCCGTTAGGGGCACGCCGCGAGGGGAAATTGTTTGAATCCCAGACCCGGCTGAACTTGTGTTGATCGCCGCTCCACCAAAAGTAGAAGACAGGTTAAACGTGGTGCCTGTTACGTTTTTTGCGTAATAAGTTACACCCGGTAACAGTGGGGTCGGCAGCGCGCCCGTAGTGCTGAAAGACATGGCCATGCCTTCATAGGCATTGATGGTTGTCGATACAACAGCAGGTGAGGCATTGGAGATTGTGACTGTCAGTGGCGCGTAGCCAATTGTTGCGTCCCAGAAGTACAAAGGGCCATTGCGTGGACCATAAAGCAAATTCTGACCAAAGTTTTCTTGGTTCCAGATGCGCAAAGAAGTTGTTGATGTTGTTCCAATACCCCAAGTTCCAGAGCTCCAAGCGCCAGCGCCCCAGCCAACAGCTGGAACCTCAACGTCTGTACCTGTGTTTACTTGGTAAACAGCATAAACCGTACCGCCGCCTGTGGCAGTTGATGTTGCCGCAGATGCGGCTGTAATACGGTATGTTGATCCAGAAGAATACGTTATTTGGTATTCCCCAACAATGGTCAGGCCGCCAACGGCAGTGCTGTTGTAAAAGGTAACGTAATCGCCGTTTTTGTATCCGCCATTAGCGTCTGTTACGGTAACTGTGGTGCTTGTGTTTTGTGTAGCAAATGGATTTGTCAGCGCAACTTCAGAACGGATAGGCGTTACGTCATAATAAGCGCCACCGTTTTCAATATAAAACTTCGAATTTGTGCCAACGCCAAGCAGGTTTGCACCGCCCAGAGTTACCCAGTTCCAAAGCGATCGGCAAGTACCTAAAAACCTTGCAGCCGAAATCTGCATCCATCCGCCAATTTTTTCTGGTGTTCCTTGGCGGAAACGGATTTTGTCGCAATCATAGTAACCACCTTCTGTGGTGTAGCGCGTATTCTCTCTGTTCACGCCCGGTTTAAAGAGGATTTTCTGTAGAGGCATGGCGACATTTTCCCATCAAGTGGTGTGAAGATCAAGCAAGCATTGTCATGGCTTTGCTTTCAACATCCGAAGCTCGTGCCAACCATCCTTTGAGGAACTTTTCTTGTGTAGCGTTCTTCTCGACCAGACTGCGGTAGAACAGCACTTTCTGATTGGCAAACCCAAGCAGTAGCATCCGAGGGTCAGCCTTTGCAACAGCAGCCATCGTTGCAGGCCCAATCGATCCGTCATCCTTTGCGCCTACGCAGCGCTGAATAAATTTGGAGGACTGGCCAACACCGGCATTCACCGCAAAGTCAAACGCTGCGTAGTCAAGACCTTTTGGTAAATCATCGCAGTGCATCTTGTCCCAATACATTTTTTTGTAGAACGGCTTGACTGCGTCAACCGTCAAAGCCTTCATCTCACCATCCTGAATAGCCCGGCCAATATAAGCGCTCCAAGCAGCCTTAGTGACCCCCAGATTAGTTTCGCCACCTGCGTCATGAGGGTCATTTACATAGCCGCCTTCCGATTGGATGACACGTTCAAAAGCAAAGTCAAAGTTGTTGTGCATAAAAGTCTCAGTGTTTATGGCTCGCGCCAAAGTAATAGGACAAAACCATGACCAATGCACCATCAAGCGTACCCAACACGCGAATGATGATCTCGCGCATCTCGGTAGCCACAACATGCGTCAGCAAGTGGTACTGGATAAACCCCCAAGCCAACACGATGATGATGGCGAGTACAGGCGTCACCGATTTGTTCAGTACGGGTACTTGTTCGCTGGTTGCCAAAGCAACTTCATTTCTACGTGCAGAGTCACGGTCAGCGGCGTCGAGTTTTGCGTATTCCAACTCTAGCTCTTGCAACTTTGCTGCGGCCGCAGGATCGCCAGAAATGGCTTTTGCCACCGCCTCAACGCTGTCAGACACGCCAAACTTAGCGGCCAGAGCGCTAACGGCGGCACCACCAAACGGGCCTGCAACGGCCGTCGCCAATGTCGGCGCGATGTCTTTGAGTAGATTGAACAGGTTATTCATCCTTCTTCCTTTCGAGTTTACGTTCACGCTCTTCGGCCCTTAGCAAAATAGCTTCGGTCTTTTTCAACTGCTTGGTTTGGTACACGGTTAAAAACGACAATCCCATCAACCCAATGATGATAAGCGTGACGATGATTACCCAAAACCAAAATTCTTTCATAGAGTTAAATACAGCCCAATCAGTTCCAGTAGACCGATTATCACCGCTACTGCGTACACCAGCTTGTAAATTAGGATTTCTTTGCGGTGCTCGTGTCGCCATGCGTTATCTCGATCTTTCTTGGCTTTCACATCACGGGCAAATTCCTGCTCATCAAGAATCTGTTCATACATTGCAAGGAAGCGCGCGTACAAATCCTGAAGACCCAAGTGCTCAGGCGTGTACACCATGGCCTCTCTAACTTGTGTTGACAGCTGTTTGAGCTGCCATTCGATCTCTATCCTATCAATGGCACTTGATGCCACTTTATCCGTCGTAGCCGAATCATGCTCGAGCTCACGACAATGCGCCTTTAATGCGCGGATGGCCTCAAAGTAGACCTTCATATTTTCGCAGATCTCATGTACGGACTGCGCTTGAAACTCTTCGTAAGTCAGCTCCGGGTCAGGTGGACGCTTTGCTTTCTTAGTACTTTTGGTTATGTCGGCGACATTGATGTCGTCGAGTTGTTTTTCAGGGGGAACCAAAGAGTTTTGGTTCGATGCCTTTTTAGCAAACAGTCCCTTTAGCCAAGACCAAAGCCCTCTTGCCTCTTTGTAAATTGCTTTTGCATCCCCAACACCTTTTTCAACAGTCTTTTTAAACTTGTCGAGATCAGCCTTCCCTTCGCTGAGCATTTGGCAGCCTGTGCGTATCGCAGCAACTGCGGACTGAGCTAGCATCAAAAGGCTGATTGGATCAATGATTTACTCCGCTGGAGTGGCGTCCTGCTTTGGCAATTGCGCATCAATCTGAGACTTCAGTTTCATGAAGAGCGGATATGCGTTTGAGCTTGTTGGCAGCTGGCCAACAATATTGGCAACGGCAATAGCTTCTTGCGTTAGCAGGGTAAGTGTGATTTCAGGTTCGTTCATCTTTTACTTTCATGTAGCCACTGAGTTGGCAGCAGCAATAACCGATGAATATTATGCCTGAACCCAAGGTGTTCCCGTTGCTTGCACGGGGTTCTTTTGCAGATCATGCTGAATGATTGCCATGTTAGTTCTTCAAAATAATTTTGATAGTTTTCATTTTTGAGATTTCTTAAACTCAGAGTAAACGATGAGGCAAAATCCTGCGTCTTTGACAATCCACGTCGGAAAGTAAAAGTCAACAGGGTAGCTGTTAAATTGCAAGAAGTGAAGCGACCTAAACGTCTGGACTCCAAGCCCTAGACACAGTAGCAGAAACCCAACTCGAAAAGGTTTGTCTCGAATCTGCCAGTACGGGCTGTAGATCAATACCGTTGCAATTGCCAGCGCAATTAAGCTAAACGCCATAACCACCAACAACCAAAACTCAACCATTAACGTGCTCATTTTTTGATGCCTTTAACAACATCTTTGAGTTCAATAATGTCTTTTTCTTCGTATTTTTCGAAGAAGTTACGCAGAGAGTTCAGGGCGAACGGTGATAGCGCTCCGATGGCAACGCCAACAAACAAAACAAGATCGGCTTTGGCTTGGTCAACGCCCAACCAAATTAGCAATGCGCCACCCGCAGTCAGTGCCAGCGTAATTGCAATTGCTGTGGAAATCATAGCCGCCGCGATAACCCCTTTATGCTTAATAAACTTCGGTTGCCACATCACATTCATAATGGAAACACCAGCCAACGCCCCGATCGCTAGTAGTATTTTATTTAACGTGTACTGTGAAATGTCTATCATTTTTTTTGCTTCTTACACCGTTAACCAAGGCACACCCGCTGCCTGCACGGGGTTCTTTTGCAAGTCAATTTGGTTTTGCAGGCTGGCTTCCACGGTGTCTTTGCCAAGCGAGGTTTGCACCCAACCAACGACTTGTTCTTGAGTCAGATCAGCGCAGGGTGTGTAGGTCTCATCAGGCTGTTGGGTGTAGCCGATAGTGCCGTAGGTGCTGGCGCTGAAGGTGTCATCCGTGGCTGTGACGTTGTAATGGACTGTGCAAACAAAGCCGTCAGAAGTGAGGCGATCCATCATTGGTACAGACCAGTTGAATTGAGTTGTCATGTTGATTTTTCCTTTGGGTTAGATACCTGCTGCTGCGAGGCGTTTACGGAGTGATTGGATTTCAGCAATCAGGTTGGCAATGATTTCAGCACTAGAGTAATCCATGCCTTGCATTTCTGCACCATCTTTGACGCCTGTAGCTACCTGAGTGCGTGAGGCTTCTTGTGCTTCGTGCGCAATTAAACCAACAAAGGTAGAGCCATCAGCTTTCCATGTGCCTTCAACGGGGTTCAAGCTGTCAATGTAAGCGCCAGAGGTTGTGATTGGGCCTGTGATGTCTTTGAGGCGGTAATCGGAGCTTGTGTTGTATGCTGTAGCCGACGCTGTAACCGAAATTGAACCTACCGCAGAACCGTTATAAACACGATAAAATTGGCAAACGTTTCCATCGTTGCCGTCCCTACTGAAAGCCGCTGCTGAGTAACCTGATGAAGCTGTAGTGCGGAAAAATGCAGCAAAGCCTGACGATTTTGCATAAAGTCGTACAGTGCTGTCAAACACATTAGAAGTGTCCCCCGCCAACAAATTCCCACTAGCATCAAGCGTCATAGCCTGAGTGAAAGTGATGGCGTTTCCTGCTGTGCCGGAGGGGGCGGTGTTCCAAGCGTATGTGCCGTTATAGGCTACAAACCAGTTTGCGGCGCTTCCGGTAACTGCGTATTTCCACCCACTGCTGTAATAGGCGTTTGTGTACAACCCAATTTCACGATTAAAAGCAGAATTATTGTCACCATAAATGCCATTAAATGCGCCAACATCAATATGCTTGTACGCATTCCAAGCACTAGGAGTAACACCCAAGCCTAGGTTGCCTGCGAGGGTAAGGCGCATTTGAGTAGCAGCGCCAGTGCCAAACACCAAATCGTTACCATTGCCACCAATTGTCGGTAGTGCAGAAGAAGTGCCAGAATCACCAAAACTCAAAGTGACAGGGCCAGCAGCGCCGTTTGATTCAAAGCGTGCAACATCGCCGTAAGTAGCTCCGGGCGTTGCGTTAACGTGCAATTTGCGTTGCGGCGAACTCGTCCCAATACCCAGACCTGTGCTGGTTAGGCGCATTTGTTCGGAGCCGCCCAACATCCAGCGCTGGATAGTGGCGTGTGCGAATTGCAGGCCAGTGACGTTGATAGCTCCTGCAAGCTCATACCAGCCCCCATTGTTTATGAGGGTGCCGATTACTGCGCCAGCGCCGTTGCCCTGCCAATAATCTCCGTTAACAGCCGCTCTGTAAGAAGACACAGGGGAGATTCCTACCCCAAAGTTAGTCCCATCAAACGTCAGCGTAGACCCGGTGGTCAGGACTTTGGAGCCGTTGAGATAGGCTACACCGTTGGCTGTGCCGCCATTAAGCACGGGGTTTGCAGTCAAAGTTGCTACGCCGGTCAGCAGGGTGGTTCCACCAACAGACAAGTTCCCGCTGACGGTCAGGCTGTTAATCGTAGTCGCGCCGATCTCAACGAAGTCCGAGCCGTTCCACGCCACTAAAGCGCTTGCGCCAGCAGGGATAGTCAAACCTGTTGTTGGACCTGCACCTACCAACTTGACCGCGAAGCCGCCAGTGGTTGCGTTGATGACTGTGTACAGTTTGGATTGGGCAGGAGCGGTAACTGTACGCTGTGCTGTGCGTGCGCCAGAGAACAACAGAATCGCTTCACGAGCTTGGTTGGCGGCCAGTGTTGTGGTCGTCAGTGTGACGTCGCCGTCGGTACTGATTGTGGTTGTACCAGCAATCGCTGAGTCCAGCAGGGATGTGATGGAGTTGTTGACCGTATCGCCCCAAGTGCCATTCAACTCGCCCGTTACCGGAAGCGCGAGACCTAAGAGTGATGTTGCTGCTGTTGTCATATTTACCTCAAGTGGTTACTTCTACCCAGTCCGTGTTCTGCGTCGTGTTAACGTCTGTCCACGTAACCGTTTGTGTGTTGTTGACATTTTGCCAGTTTGGTGTCTGGTTGTCATCAATTTGCTTCCAGTAAACAGCAATTACGCTACCTACTTCGCCTTGTGCTTGCAATCCAGATATAGCAAGTGTACGCGGTGCTTTATCTAAGCTTTCTACCGCTCCTGAAGATGCCACTCCGGTGAGCGAAATCAGAACCTCTTTAACGACTGTTCCTACAGATCCAAGCGCTTGGTTGGATGGCAACGGAACAATAACGCGATCCGCAATTCCCTGAGCCCATACGCCGGAAACATCAACTTGCGTTACGCCTGAAACGGTTCCTACCAAACCTGCGGCCGAATCCCCTGTGATCGTCTTGTCGCGGTCTACCCCAACTGAGTCAATCTGGCCGTCTGCTGATACGCCAATGAGCGCAAGTAACGTAGCGCCGCGAGACACTGTGCCCACCGAGCCGGTAGCCGCCACCCCGGAGATGGAGAGGTCTTTGCTGTGGGTAACTGTGCCGACTGAGCCTGCGGCTGATACGCCTGTGAGTACGATTGTGCGGCTATTGCCAACTGAACCTGTGCTGCCGTATGCAACATCTCCAAGTCCAGCTTCTGTCTCTACGGCTACGACGGTGCCGACTAATCCGGATGCGGCTACGCCAGATAAGGCAATCGTGCGATCAGCCGTGACTGAGCCAACGGCTTCTGAAGAGGAAACTCCCGTTGCCGCAAGAGTACCGCCCCAGCCATTATCTCCCCATGCGCTACCACCCCACCCAAGATTGTTGGATGCATTTGGTGTTGGACTACCCCCTATTGGGGATTGTGCCAGTGGGTAGTAGCCTAGCATTCTAGGAAGTGTACGCTACTTAAACCTGTTGTGCACCCTCAAACTCAGGCCGCTGCGCAATGATGGCGTACAGTGTTCCACGGGCAGCACCGGCCACATATTCTTCGCCTGCAAACTGCACCTTGGCCGCAGACAAAGGCTGCTTGCCTTGCGCGCGCGCCTCTTCGCTGGCATAGCCGTACAGCGTGACCTCAGTGCCCTTGCCCTTGAAGTCTTCTTGCACCGCGCCGATGTTCCAGTAAGTGGCGTCCACGCCAAACTCGGTAGGGACAGATTTAATGAGAGCCATGATTTTTCCTTAATGGATAGTTAAGCAATAACAGCCAATTTGCGGACGGTGCCGCCGCTGTCTTTGATGGTGATGTAGCCTGTGATGGGGGCGTCTGCGTTGGTGGTTAGGGAGCCGAATCGGAGGACGCCTGTACCCTTTGTTGTCAGGGCCAAGTCTGCGTCTGGGTCTGTGCTAAACCCGCTTACTTTAATTTGAGGAGCAACACCAGTAGCGCCGTTTACAACCGAAATAAAGTTTGACGCCGCCGATGTTCCACCTTCAACTGCGAAAGCATTTCTTCCGTTTGTTGTAAATAAAACAGCGCCAGTGCCTTTACCTACAATATTTAAGTTAGGGTTTGCATCAGAACCTTGAACGGAAATCGTTGCACTGCCACCAGTAGCCGCCCCAGTAACCTGTACGTAGTTCACAGCAGAGGCTGTGTGGGCTACACGGAATTGCTCAACACCGTTATTAGTTCCGAATTGCAGCGGGACACCTGAGCTTGTCTGAATAGAACCAGAATTCGCACCTGTTGATCGCAAAATTGGAGAGCTGTTACCGCCAAATGCAGTCCAAAACCCATCACCCGTAGACCCTGCGTAGTCCTGCACCCTGAAAGCAGATTTTCCGTTAGGTGTATAAAAATCTAAAGCAGCATTTAGGGTTCTAAAAATAACGCCCAAACCCACAGTAGCATAAGCAGCAGCACCAGAGCCACCACCGCCCGAGAAAGTCACTGTGGGTTGTTCTACATAGCCTGAGCCTGCGTTGGTGATGGTTAAACCAGATACACCCCAAGTAAGCAGATTAAACGTAGCGCCAAAACCTGTACCGCCTGTTACAGATGCAGGAGTGCTTGGCAAAGCAGAGTAATAACCATTCGCTGAAATAGTAACTGCGGTAATAGCACCAGCCGATACTGCTGAAACTGTCAGAGTGGCAACAATTCCGAAAGTTCCACCAACAATAGTCAAAACGTCATTGACCGTGTAACCGGTTCCACCTCCAGCAACCGCTACAGTTGCCAAGTACATATTCGGTGAAGCAGTGGCTTGAACACCGCCTACTGTAGTCGGTGCAGTAATTGCAACAGCTGGAACAGACGTATACCCAGAACCAGTAGCAGTCCTAGTAATACCAGTAACACTCCCCCCATTACTAATATTCACCCCACCCGCCCCAGCCGCAAGGTCAATCG